GAATACATGCACGCCACTGTCGGGCCCATGAATAGCGTAACCGTCCTAATCCCATGGGACGAACTCATTACTTTCCCCGAGGTAACACTCAACAAGCGCTTCCCCTCGATCTGCGCCGTAGCACGTTTCACGCTACCTGTGTCGCGGCCTCGTCCGGCTTCTGCCATCCAGCGAGAACTCGGGCAAGCTGCACTAGCTCGTCTGCCTGTGAGGTGCGAGTGATGCCACGCCACAGAAGACGCCGCTGGCATGTCCGCCTCGCCGACTGCTCGTTCTTTCCTTACCCGCACCATGGCTGCTGGACGAATGTGGTCCGGTGTTCAACCCTCAGCGGCGCCATGCGCCATGTAAACCGAAGCCTCACCCGAGGCCAGTCAGTGGTACTGGAAAAATGGGATCCAATTCCACTGAGCAGCCCCAAGAGGCAATCAGGTTCTCAGCCCCTGTGCAGATTCAAAGAGTGGCTATTCAACCCATGACCCTCCCCCCTGACCCCGACTTCGCCGCCTGGGCCTCAGCCTTCTACCACCACGAGGCCGCCGACGCCGGAGTCACCCCCAACCCCTACCCCAACGCCCCGTGACCCGCCCCCGCATCTCCAACCGCATCACCGTCACGCTCCCCGAGCACGTAGCCCACCAACTCTCCGAGCGCTCCTACAAGCAAGGGCGCTCCATCTCCAACCTGGCGGCCTACCTCATCGAGCGTGCCCTGGACGCTTCCCCCACCCCTGTTTCCTCATGACAAGCACCACCCTCTCTCCTCTCCAGCTGCACCGCACCTTCTGTGTCATGCAGCAACACGGCGGTGGCTTCTGCTCCCAACTCGCCGCCGCCTGGTTCATCGCCGACTCCTCCAACCGCGCCCGCATCGAGGCCGCCTTCCCCCACCTCCTGGCCGACTTCGGCCCGGGCTCCCGCTTCTTCAACGAGGTCTCTCAGTGATGCGCTCCATCCGACTCGACATCACCCGCGAGCCTGGCGAGGCTCCGCGCATCGCAATCAAGCTCGACAACAACCCTCGCATCACCGCTTTCCTCCCCCCAGAGGACGTCGGCACCTGGCTGCAAGGTTTCATCGCGGCACTCCCCCCACTTACTGATCACGACCAGTGACCACCCTCCCCACCCTCCACCTGAACGGCACCGGCCGGGACACTCTCCGCGAGGAGTACCACCACGCCTACAAGTCCGTCTGCGTGGCCCGTGACGCCTTCTGCGACGCCACGTTCAACGCCCGCGACTATTACCCGCAAGGGCCTGCTGCCTTCTCCCAGGCCCGCACCGAGCGTGACGCGGTCCTCGCCCACTTCGGAGCGATCAAGCAGTACCTCGAAGCCCACCTACTCCATCTCACCGCCTGACCCGTCCCGAACGGGTTGACCCATAGCCCCATCCCGCCTACATTCTCCAAGTAGCGCGGCCCCCTTTCATCCACACCTCTCCTCTCATGCGTACCTTCGCCCCCAACTCCGTCTCCACCGCCTACGCCGCCGACGGCAAGGGCCCCCTCGTCTACGGCAAGTACCGCGAGCGCGGCTACGCCGTGAACCCCCTCACCGCCCAGGTCGGCACCCTCGTCCCCGAGAACGTCTCCGCCAGCGAAGCCTTCGAGATCGCCGGCCTCAACTGGACTGCCGAGAAGCGTCCCGTTTACTTCCTGGGCGCCGACGGACCTATCCAGTCCCGAGACCACTGCTCCATCGTGCGCTCCGACAACGACCAGTGCCTGGGCATCCACGGCTCGGGCTACACCCCCGTCCAGAACAGCGCCCTGATCAACCTCCTGGACTACCTCCGGGAGGACATCCAGATCGAGTCCGTCCTGGCCATCCGTGGGGGCCGCAAGGTCTTCGCCACCGCCTCCATCTCCACCGAGGGCGAAGTCGTCCCCGGTGACCGCATCCGTCGCTACATCCACCTGTTCAACTCCCACGACGGCTCCAGTGGCTTCGGCGCGTTCTTCTCCGACGTCCGCCTCTTCTGCGCCAATCAGTTGACCCATCTCACCGGCAAGGCGTCTACCCAGGCCGTTTCCGACGGCTCCGGCCTCCGCCGCAAGCACACCAGCTCGGTCACCGCCTTCGCCTCGTCCCTCCCCCAACTCATCAACCTGGAGCGCCGCAGCTTCGCCCAGACCCTGGACCAGATGCGTGCCCTCACCACGGTGCAGCTCACCCCTGAGATCGCCCGCCGCGTCCTCGAGGCCACATTCGCCGACAAGCTCGCCACCCCCATCCGAGACAGGACCACCGACACCAAGCGCCCCCGCACCCTGGCCGACCTCCCCGAGGTCGAAACCATCCGCAGCCACTACGCCGGCTCCACCGGCATGGGCACCCAGCTCGAAGGCGTGCGCGGCACCGCCTACGCCCTCTTCAACTCCATCACCCAGTTCGAGACCCACGACGCTGGCCGCGCCAAGGACGAGACCGAGCGGGCCCGCGCCCGCCTGGAGAGCCTCTGGGGCGGCAGCTCCGCCAAGCGCATCGACCGCGCCCGCGAAGCCTGCCTCGCCCTGGTGTGACCCCGGGGCGTTGCGCCGCATGTAAGACCCGAACCCCCTACCCCATCCACCCTCGCCTCTCATGACTGAAGACACCAGCCTCACCACCACAGCCACCAGCTCCACCGAGATCGTCGACCCCAACTCGACCCGCTCGATCTACGAAGAAGCCCTCGCCGAGCTCAACATCACCGAGCGCGACGAAGCCAAAGCCGTCATCGCCAGCCGCATCAAAGAGATTCAGCGCATGCGCACTCTTGTTGCCCGAGCGGAGGCCGACCTCGCCAAGCTCATGGAGAAGACCCCTGCCGAAATCGCACTGATGTCGTTCTGATGCCGCATGAAGTTCACCCATCACTACGGGGGTTCGAGCTTGGATGAAGTCAACTGGAACAACCGATTGTTCGCTGACGGTCAATCCCTAGCCATCACGAATGGAGCCTTTACCTACATCATGCCCGGGTATTCCGTGCAATCGGTACAGGTGACACGCGAGGACATAGGTGTGACCCTAATCGGCGATTCAAACCGACGAAGCCAGCGGGGATCCTCCTACATGGACATCCACCTCCGCTCCCGAGGTCCCCTCAAAGCCTGCTCTGCCTACGAGGTCGAAGCCATCTTCAAGAACGCCAATGACCTCTCCGTCGATGACCTTCTCAAACTCATTTATGAACGCATGGAGCAGCGCGACTCAAACGACGAGAAGAGACCATTGGAAACAGCGCACATGACAGAATAAGAAAGCTTCTCCCAGATCAGTGGCATCAAACCCTGACCGCTCCCCCTACCTCTTCACCGAGTTCGATGTCTGTCTCCTCTACGACGGTCTGTCCCGCTCCGACAACCCCGCCTCCATCCACCTCCGAGAGCAGCTCCGATCCCACCTGGATGTTCTCCAGCAGCTCCGCTGTGCTCACCTTCCCCCTCACGGCAGCTGATCGAAGCCTTCTCACTGAGGCCCTGCAGGCGCTCCTCACCGAGCGCGACACCAACTTGGAGGCCACCGCGCTCCAACGCTGCCTGACCCTCCAGGCCGAGCTCCAGCGCTGACCAGCAAAAAGCCCGGGGTTCTCAGGCCCCGGGCGGAATCATCCACACAAGCTCTGCTTCAGGAGCAGCTCTCATGCCATCCCACTATCCCACAAGCCAGCCCATGAGTATCCCGGACACACCGGAGCAGCTCTTCGAGCAACTGGCCGAACCAACCCTCCACGAGGTCTTCCCCGACTACTACGAGCTTTCCCCGGTGGCCCAGAAGCTCGTGCGCCTCCTGCACACCGAGCTCGCCAAGGGCACCCTCACTGACGGCACCCTCCAGGAGTTCGTCAGCTTCACCCTGCATCTCTGGCGCAGCTTCAACGCAGGCGCCATGCAACGCATGGACGAACAGCTCGACACCGAGCCCGAGATCGAAAGCGATTGGATCCGAGCGTCCAGCGCCATGCATCGCATGGACCAGTACCTCACGGGTCTCCTGGTCAGCTTGGGCGCCATGCCCCCCGAGGACCCCGACAACCCCATGTCCGCCTGGAGCCACTACTACCTGCGCCCCTCGGCAGACTGAGCACAGCCTCGGCGCCTGGCCGCGCCGCTCCACCGTCTCGCCGGCCGCGAGAGCGGCCCTGCTCACATGGACCTCGCCATGGCTGGCTTTGCTGCGTACCAGCTCGTGAACGTCGAAACCGGAATCGCGCTTTACCAGACAACAGCCACTCAGGCTGAAATCCTGCAAGCAAACGCTAATCTCAAGTCACGTGGACAAGTGACACGTTATGTGCCAGCTGGAAGCCTCTCACTTCCAAACCTGCACGCTTCTTGATTCTCATTCTTTCCCTCATCCACATTCTCTTCTCATGTCTTTCTGGGACGAACTCGCTGTCTACTGCGAGAATCTCGCACCTGTTGCAACGCCAGCCGTCGCCACTCTCGGCAGCATCGCCAACGCCGTCTCAACGGCAGACCGCCAAATCCAAGCGATGAACGATGACACAAGGCGGCTACGCGCCCAGGCCACCTACCTGGAATCTGTACCGCTGCTCACAGAAGATGACCTGGATGGATAGTTGCCTCTGCAAGATCGTCAAGTTCCTCTTCATCATCTTCATTTGCCTCTTAATCATTCAGCTTTCTCCCGCCATTCTCGTAACCCTCATTTTGCTCTACCTCATTACAAAGCAATTTCGCCGCTAAGCTTTCAACATCTTTCTAATGACAATCACCCCATTCACGAACCAGACACGCCCCAACCCACCCACGCCTGACTCCATCGAGGTCGACTTCTGGGCCTTCCACACGGCTCACCCCGAGGTCTACCAAGAGCTCCGAGACATGGCCCTGCGCCTCCGCCGCCAAGGCCGCCAGCACTACGGCATCAAAGCGCTCTACGAAATCGTCCGCTTTCAACGAGCTCTTAACGCCCGTTCTTGTGCTGATTGGAAGCTCAATAACAACTTCACCAGTTTGTACGCCCGCCTCCTCATGCAGAACGAGCCGGCCCTGAGCGACTTCTTCCGCGTCCGCCGTCGCCGCACTCTGTCCTTCCAACCACCTGTAGCCGCATGAGCCAAACCACCACTCCCATCCCCGAGACCGTCCTCCAGATGGCCGCCGAGCTGGAACTCGACACCCTCCTCGAGTGCCCCCTCACGGCAGACGCCACCATCCGCTTCATCTGCAGCGCTCGCAAGGAGCTCCTCGAGGCCCCCGAGCCCGTGGCCACCCCCTCTGTCATAGAGGCCGAGCGCACGCTCTCCCGCCTCTATCACCACCTTGGCTACGACCGCCGCAACCTGGCCTTCCGCCGGGGAGAACGAAGTCTCCCTGGCTGATTGTTCAGCTTCTTCCACCACTTTCTTTCTGACTTACCCCTTTCTTGTCATGCGTCTTTTACTCCGCGCTCGTTGCCTCTATCACGATCTGCTCCAGCTGACGCGCCTGGTTCACTATCACAACGTCAGCTACATCATCGAGCCTAGCGGTAAGAACCAACTCGTCGAGATCGAAGTCTCCTGCACCTCCGGCATCTGGCCTTTCCGCTCCACCGTCCAGCGGCGGGCTTATCGCGAAAAGTCCTCCTTTTTCACCCGGGGCACCGGCTTCATCTGGGTCGACACCGGCAAGTTCACCCCCAGCGTGATCCTGGAGACCCTTGAAGACACAGCAGCCTTCCGCCTGAGCCATCAGCGGGCCGCCCTAGCCCTGCAGCATGCTCACATGGAGGCCGCAGCTGGCGACTCCCCCGAGTGCGCCAGGCAGGACTGATGGCTACCGTCTACGACTTCGAAGCCGCCGAACTCTTTGCGGCAATGATGAACAAGCCAGAACCAGAAACTGACCTCTCACCCGAGGACACAGAAGCCTTGCAAATGCCTGACCCTGATTACAAAGCCCTGTGCGCTGAGCTGCTGGATGCGCTGGAGAACGCCATCGGCGTGATCTACGGCGAAGACGGCACCAAGCACATCAGCACAGCCGACGCTGTGATTACCAAGGCTGATGCCGCCCTGGCCCAGCCCGAGCCGGAGGGGCCGAGCGATGGAGAAATTCTGTCTCTGATGGTTAAGCATAATGTCGCCTACCTTCGGGACAGCAAGTATGATGGGCCTCGCTATTTGCGGTCTAGGACAGAAGAGCGTCAAGTATTTGAAGTTGTTCGGGAATCCCTGGCTCTCTACGCCAGCCCCACCATTGAGCCGGTGGGGGTGACGGATGAGGAGATTGAACGGGAAGCCCTTAAAAATGCAGACTCCGATGATGAATACAGAGCCTTTAAGAGTGGTGCTTTTTTCGTGCAAGAACGCATAAGCCGCCCCACCATCGAGGACGTGCCGGTGGCGGAGCGGCTGCCGGGGCCGGAGGATTGCGATGCGATGGGAAGGTGTTGGTGGTTTACTCCCAGGGATGGAAACCCGGCTCCATTCAGATCAGCCGATTGGAGTCTGTATGCAGGCTGGAGGCAGAAGTTCACCCACTGGCTCCCCCGCCACACCCTGCCGGTGCCCGGTGCGGAGGTGGGGTGATGGGCTGGAGTATTGGCTACGACAGCAACTGGCAGCGCGACATTGGCTATGGCGTGCCCGCTGTTTGCGACCACCCTGATTGCAATGCTGAGATCAATCGCGGCCTACCACATGTGTGCGGCAGTAATCCTTATGGCGGCGAGCATGGGTGCGGGCTGTATTTCTGCCGCAGCCATCTCGCCTATCACGAGATTGGCGGGGACATGATTCAGCTCTGCGAACGCTGTGCAGCAGGGCTGGAACCTTTCAACCCAAAGCCGGATACAGCGGAATGGACGCATCACAAGGCCACAGATCCATCGTGGGCTGAGTGGCGTGCCGAGCGGCAGGAGGGGCGGGCATGACCCACCCATTCCGCCCACGCCCCACCAATCCCCACCCTCTAGGGTGCAGAACCGGAACCCGCCCGGCACCACTCACAACGCCCCCAATCCGCCGGGAGCTGGAGGCAGACGTATGAATCCCGGCAGTCATCCACTCGCTATTTACCAGCTATGACCAGCCTCACTCTTCAGCTAGAAGGCGACGCTCTGCGCGAAGCTATTGCTCAGTCCATTATTGGGCACCTCACCCCCGAAGCCCAGCGCGAGCTGCTGGATAAAGCCGTTCAGGCTGTTCTTGCGCCTAGTACCAGTAGCTATGACCGTGGTAGGTCTCCTTTACAAATGGCGTTTGAGAATGCTGTCCAACGTGTTGCACAAGAGCAAGCTGTGCGTTTGGTGCAAGAAGATGAAAGCATGAAAACTAAGCTCCAGCAACTTCTTAGAGATACTGCCGATAAAGTATTGGCAGCTGACACGGAAAAGCTGTCAGAGCGCATGGCCGATGCTTTTGTTGCATCAATGCGAAAGGACTATTAAACTCCCACTCCCCCCACGGCCCGCCGGAGCCGTCTCCAATCCGGCAATAACTATCGCCAAAAATCAATGCTCACACCCAAACAGCTCGAAAGCCGCTTTACCTATCACGCTCCGAAGCCCGGCCAGCCCGAGGCTTATCAAGAGTTGCGCGTCAAAGCACGCGAACTTGCAGAGCTCATGAACACCCGTTGCCCTGACAGCCGCGAGCTCAGCGTGGCCATGACGCATCTGGAAACAGCCGTGTTTTGGGCAAACGCTGCTATTGCCCGGAGCTGATCGCTCACCCCACCACGGAGACACCATGACCGACCAGCACCGCGCCACGCCTGAGCAGTGGGCCAAATGCGAGGAAGATGCCCGTCTTTGGTCTGGCGCGCTCAACTGCATCCTCGAACTCCGCGACCGCATCGAAGCGCTGGAGGCCGACCAGCTGGAACAGGCCGAGAGCCACCGATTCTGCACTGATGCGATCGTTCGGCGGGTGGAGGCGCTGGAGGCTGCATACGAAGAGACCGCCATGGCCGAACTCCGCGCCGCCAATGCTGAGGCCCAGCCTGGGTCGCTGGTGGAGAGGGTGGCAAATGCGATCTACAACGTTCCCCACGACTCCGCAGCCGAAGCCCGCGCCGCAATCCGCGAGGTGGCCAAGTGGTTGCGAGTGCTCCCAGGCTGGGAAGAATCAACCATGAACGCCATTGCCAACATCATTGAGCAGGAGGCCGACCGTGGCTGATCTCTCCCCAGCTGCTCAGGCGGTGTTGGATGAAGTGCTGTATCGGATGTCTGCTGGAGAGTCCGACTCTTACGCCAAGTGGATCGCCGCCGCCGCCATCCGCGCTGCAGCGGATCAGGTGGTGCCGCCCATCCCGGACGACTGCACTGCTGACGTGTTCAACCGCCAGCTCAAGATCCGCTCCGAGCTGTACGCCATCGCCACCGAACTGGACCCCACCCCATGACCAGCAACGCGCAGGCGATGAGCACACCAGATTGGTATCTTTTGTATGACGGCACCAGCGCGGATGGCATGGGACCTGGAAATTACGCAGGCCGCACGACTTCTAAAGATGAGGCACTAAGCCACTTCCGAAGTGTGTCGGCCAGCCCGTACTCAGTTGGCTATGTTGTAAAAATCACCGATTCAACTTTTAAGCGTATTTTCCGCATTGAAGAACTGTGATGACCACCCCTCTATTCACCGCCCTAGCAGCCAACGCCACCGCCAGGGCCCAGCTGATCGGCGCCACCGGCCACTGCCCCCGGTACTGGCGCGAGCTCGCATCTGCTGCCCACCTACTGGGCAGCCCGTGGCGTGATGCTGAGCGCTTGGGGGGTGTGTGATGCCCCGCCTCTACCACGTAAGCACCACTCACGGCCCTATCGAGCTCTACGCCGCCGCCCCGGCCCCCTCCCCAACGCCCGCCGCAAGCCCAGCACCCGCAGTGTCCTGGCAACCCAGTACGGGATCGACCCCGGGACAGTCACCCGCATCGTCAACCGCCGGGCCTGGACCCACATCCCGTGACCCCCAGGCATAACGCTATAGCGATACCGTCCATCCCCACCCACATCCCCCCGAGCACGTGACCATCCTCAACGACATCGACATCCGGGATCTCGCCGCCGCCGGCATGATCACCCCCTTTGAACCGGAGCTGGTCCGGGAGCTGGATGTCAGCCTTGGCGGCCCCTTCAAGCGCCGCCTCCTCTCCTACGGCTGCAGCTCCTACGGCTACGACCTCCGCCTCTCTCCCAAGGAGTTCTGGGTCTTCCGCCACATCCCCGGCACCATCGTCGACCCCAAGGCGTTCAACTCGGCCAACCTGGCTCCCGCCCCCCTCTACAACGACCCGCTCCAGGGCGACTACTTCGTCCTCCCCGCCCACAGCTACGGCCTCGGTGTGGCCCTGGAGCGGCTCTGCATCCCCGAGGACGTCACTGCCCTATTCCTCGGCAAATCTACATACGCCAGGTGCGGAGTTATTGCTAATCTCACACCCGGTGAAGCTGGTTGGAAAGGTCACCTCACTCTTGAGTTCAGCAATTCCGCTGGTGCTGACTGCCGCATCTACGCCAACGAAGGCATTGTTCAAGCCGTTTTCTTCAAAGGCGAGCCTTGTGCCACCAGCTACGCAGCTCGCGCCGGCAAGTATCAAAACCAAGAGCACGGCGTTGTTACTGCTCGCATCTAACCAGTTCCTGAACGAGTTATCATGTGAACAACTCGGAACATTGGTGAAGTGGGATACCACCACATGGTCGACCCGCGAGATGGCCTGACACCCCGTCAGCGCCTCGCTGTTGACCTCCTGGCTCGCGGCCACACATGTCGCCACGTGGCCCGCGAGCTGGGTGTCACCGAGCGCACGATCCACACCTACCGCAAGAAGCCGGCGGTGATGACCGCTGTGCTCCGCGCCCAGGAGGACTACATGAGCGAAGGTGGCGGCCAAGGTGTCAGCTCCGTCCCCGAGGCCGTGCAGACGCTGACCAAGATCATGAACGACCCCCAGGCTCGCGACTCCGATCGGATCGCCGCGTCCCGGGCTCTCATGAACGGCGCCGTCGCCTACCAGGAGCGCAAGATGCTCGAGCGCAAGATCCGCGATCTCGAGGCCCTACTTATCCAACTCACCGGCTCGCCCCCCGAGTACGAGGAGGACACCACCCCCATCGACTTCGAGGCGCTCGATCCCCTCCTGCCCTCCGCTGCTGTCCCCGAGGGCGCCGCATGACGAGCCTGGCCAGCCTTCAGCGTCGTGTCGACCAGCTGCATGCGCAGGCCAAGGAACTCCAGGCCCGCAAGCAGCTGTTCGCCGGCACCGCCAATCGCACCACACTGCCAGGCGCTGCAAACTGGCCTGACTTCGCTGCTCAGACCTACATCCGCACAAGCGGCACAATCATGCCGTTTGTGCCTTACAAGTATGAAGTCGACTTAATCAATACTATCCATAACTCGAAGAACACCATCGTGCTGAAAAGCAGGCAGATGGGTGCTTCTGAATCCGTAGCTTCCTATCTCGCTTGCCGCGCAGCAACTGAACCTGGATTCGCCGCTATTATTGTAAGTAAAACCCAGAATGATAGCAGTGATCTCGGCCGCCGTGTGCGCTACATGCTCAACAGCATAGTTGGCCAGAACTTCCGGTACGCTAGTGATAGCAACACTGTCGTCTCTATTAAAGGAGGCGGCACTCTCTATTTCCTGCCAGGATCACCTCGCGCAGCTCGTGGCATTCCCTCCGGCGCTGTTCTCTGGATCGACGAAGCCGCTTTCGTTGATGGCGCCGAGGACATCTACCGGGCAGCCACGCCGTCCCTCTCGATGCTCGGCGACCTGGCCAAGGTGATCATCACCAGCACGCCCGACACCGAGACCGACTGGTTCGGCGGCCTCTGGCACCACGGCACCCCCGAGGACTGGTACGACAACGTGGCCGCCGCTGTCGCCAATCCCCCCGAGGGCGAGTCCCTCCTCGAGCAGCTGAACCAACGCCTGGCCCTGGTCGACGACGAGTGGGCCCGGGTCGCCATCCACTGGACCCAGCACCCCGTCTACAACGCCGACCCGCAGTGGGCCGAGAAGACCCGCGAGAAGCTCCGCCTCCCCCAGAAGGCATTCGACGCCGAGTTCAACCTCAGCTTCGGCAGCACCGACACCCAGATCTACCCCTCGGCCATGATCAAGCGGGCCGCCCGGGGCGCCTTCCAGGAGTGTGGCCTCACCCGTCGCACCTACGTCATGGGCATCGACCCCAACGGCGGTGGCAACGACTACTTCGTGGCCCTGGTGCTTGACATCACCGAGAAGCCCTACTCCGTGGTCCAGATGTACCGGGAGAACGGGCGCTCCACCGAGTACAGCCTGCGCCACATCAAGCAGCTCATCGAGGACTTCCTCCCCCAGCGCATCACGGTGGAGAAGCAAGCCATGGGCTCCGTCGTCGCCGAGGCCCTCCAGGCTGTCGTCCCCGAGTACGTGATCGAGACGTTCTCCACCAGCCGCCCCTCGAAGAACGTGGCCACCGACCGAGTTCTCTACCTCCTCGAGCACGACGCCCTGATCTTCCCCGAGGGCATCATCCCCAGAGAGCTGCGTGCTTTCCAGAACCTCGAAGGCGGCCGGCGCGAAGCCGCTCCCGGACATAACGATGACACAGTAATGGCATTGAGCTTCGCCTGCTCTCTCACCCCCGAGGTCGAAGCCTCCGCCGTCCTCTTCGCCAACATCTAGGCCGCTTGCCTCGTCTGCGCACCCAGCCAGCCATCGATCCTCCGCTCTCGGTGGATGCACCAGAACGCCTGCTCCCGGAACCAGGAGCGCCATTCCGTCGACCCCTTGGCCACGTTGCACCCCGCGCAACAGGCCACGAGGTTTCGCTCCAGGCTCTGCCCACCCCGAGCGCGGGCCTTCACATGATCCAGCGTGCCGGCCGGCGCCCCGCAGTAGGCGCAGCATCCAGACCAGCTTTGCAGGATCCCCTGCCTGAACAACAACCGCGCCGATCGCTTGGGAGTGAGGTAAACGCCATCAATCCGATGGTCCCCCATGCGCTCAGGCGCTGCTCACCAGGTTATTGCCCCCCGAGCTCGGTAGCCTGTCTGTAATGATCAGCGCCCGTTTTTGTAGTGCCTACAGATAACGCTACTGACACTCGCAATGATGGCGCTCTTGTCAATGTCATCACAGGTCTGGGCTTGCCCAGTAAAGACAAGACGACTGCAACTCGCGTATCCAGCCGCACTTTGCTGTCTGAAACCGAACTCGAAGTTTTATATGTAAATGGCATCCCCCGCCGCTACGTCGATTCCATCGCCGACGAGATCCTGCGCCACCGCACCACCATCAAACTCGGAGACGACAACCTCTCTGAAGAGCGCAGCCAGAAGCTGATCAACGACTTCGAGGCGTTCCTCCAGGACTCCAACTTCCACCACGCCTTCTCCGAGGTCGTCAAGCTTCAGCGTCTCTACGGCGGTGCCGGCCTGGTGCTGCTCCTCGATGACGGCCGCAAGCCGGAGGAGCCGGTCGACCCCGCTCGCCTCCGCGCTGTGCGCGGCTTCATCCCCCTCTCCCGCCACGAGCTCATCCCCGAGGACGTCACCCTCACCGACTGGAGCAAGCCGGCCCACTACCGCATCTCAACCAACCAGCGCCTCACCGAAGACCAGACCGAGATCACGACCAACCTGATCGTCCACCACACCCGGGTCGCCCGCTTCGACGGGCTCTACCTGCCCTGGAACCTGCGCAGCCAGAACACCGGCTGGGGCATGTCCGTTCTCCAACTGGTGTGGGATGCCTTCAAGCGCTACGAGACCGCCATGAGCGGCCTCGAGAACATGACCAACGACTCGGACCTGTTCGTCCACAAGATCCCCGGCCTGTTCCAGCGCCTGGCGGCCGGCGGCGAAGCCGACATCCGCAAACGCCTGGAAGCCAACGCCCTCAGCCGCTCGATGTACGGCGGCATGGTCGTCGACAAGGAAGAGGAGGTCGACTTCATCAACCGCGCCCTCTCCAACCTGGCCAGCGCCACCGAGCCCTTCATCCAGGAGCTCCAGGCCGCCACCGGCTGGCCCGCCTCCATCCTCATGGGCACCAGCCCCGGCGGCCTGGGCAAAGAGGGCCGCTTCGAAGAGCGCGTCTGGGCCTCCCTGGTCGAGCAATGGCAAGAGGTCTACTGCCGCAGCCCCATCACCCAGGTCTTCACCTACATCCTCTCCAGCACCGAAGGCCCCACCCGAGGCCGCGTCCCGCCCGCCTGGTCCGTCCTCTTCCCCTCCGTCTTCACCCAGACCGACGAGGAGAAGCTGGATGTGCGCAAAAAGGCGCAAGACATTGATGTCCAATACCTCTCCAACGGTGTTCTCACACCCATGGAAGTCCGCATGGCACGTTTCGGCGGTCAGGAATACTCCTACGAAACCACGCTTGATGAAACAGCTACGGAGCGGATGAAAGTCAAAGAAGACATCCAGTTTCAGGCTGAACTCGTCAACATGCAGCGCTCCATGCAGCCTCCCCAGGAAGAGACTCCCCCCGAGGACGGCGCTACTTCTCCACCTGGCGATCTCAGTCAGACTGAGCCTGTTGAAGACCTCCCCGTGGAGCCCGAGCTGGAGCCATAAAATGAGCGATTTCGTTGCACTCACTCCAGCTGCTCTGCGCACCGACAAGCGGACGTCGGGCACGCTTCGCTGCAACCCACCCAACCGCAAATGCGGCAACCGCTGCATTCCGCCCTCGTGGGACTGCCGCCTGCGGGGTGAAGGCAACGACAACCACCTGAAAGCCGCCGGCAAGGGCTCGGACCCCATCGCCGGCTTCGCCAACATCGAGCGGGGCCTCTCCCGCATCGGCAAGGGCGCCGTCAAGCTCAGCTTCACCGAGATCGAAGGTGGCCGCCGCGCCCTGGCCCGGGGCGCCGCCAAGCTCTCGCCCGCCGATCTGCAGAAGAAGAAAGAGCTCCAGCAGACCGTCTACAACTACGGCCTCGCCGTGGGCGCCCCGGTCACCGTCGCGATCTTCGCCGCCCTCAGCCACAAGGGCCTGAAGTCCTTCCGGGGCTACCGCGAGGGGCCCGGCCGCCAGATCGATGAAGCCGTCGGCTCCGCCTTCCGCACCGTTGCCCGCAACGTGCCCTTCGGCTATGGCGCCAACGTCCGCGCCCGCGAGGCCGCCGGCCCCTCAGCCGTGCGCGGCCAGGCCAACATCCAGCGCAACCTCGAGTCCACCGGCATCGAGGCCGCCACCCGCCAGGCCAGCACCGGCAACTTCCTCCAGCGCATCGCCGCCGAGCAACGCCAGGCCGGCGACGAGGGCCGCATGGCCGTGATCCGCTCCCTGCGCAGCGTGGACACGCTCAACGGCAAGCCCAGCAAGCTCAGCTACAGCGAATGGGAGGACCGCTCCCTCCAGGCTTTCTGGTCCACCGAGCGTCCCCGCAGCCTGGGCCCCGACTGGATCCCCTCCGACGCCGGCACCAGCGTCTTCTCGGTCACCGCCACCAACAACCTGCTCAGCCGCAGCTTCGGCCTGCCCCCCAAAGCGTCCCAGACCCTCACCACCCAGGCCAACGACCTCGTCGGCACCATCAGCGAGCGGCTGCGCGAATCAGGCAAGGCGATCCGCACCTCCATGCAGCAGGCCGGCCTCAACCCCTCCTCCCCCGAGGCCGTCCGCAGCTACCTGCGCACCGTCCCGCCCGACCCCCAGCTCCCCCCGAGCACGCGCCTCCGCGTCAACGAGACCCTCGAGGTCGCCGTGCTCAACAACAACTACAGCACCCAGGCCCGCGAGATCTACCGCTCCACCCTGGGCGGCTTCGACGCCTTCTTCCGCCGCCTGAGCACCACCGTCACCGACCGCCCCGGCATCCGGGTCCCCAGCGACCTGCGCTCCCAGTCGTTCTGGCGCGACGGCACCCTGGCCCACGCCGACGTCCTGGCCCGCCGCATGGGCCTCGACGCCGGCCCCCTCAGCGGCACCGGCACGGCCACCGTGATCAAGAAGGCGTACCACGCCTCCCGCGTGATGACGGAGAAGCGCCTGTTCAAGACCAGCGTGGCGCTCACCGGCACCGAAGCGCTCACCGCCGCCTCCGAGATCGCCCGTAGCCAGGGCCGCGTCGAACCGGGCACCGTCCCCGAGGCTCTGACCCTGCTCAACCAGGCCCTGGCCGGCGGCGATGACGCCCGCCCCAACCGCCTGCGCGAGATCACCCTGGTGCGCCCCGCCGCTGCCCGGCCCCGCCCGGCCGCCGCCGCCACCTCCCCGGCCACCTCCCCGGCCACCTCCCCGAGGCCGGCCCGCCGCCGCAGCGCCGCCGCTCGCCTCCAGGACATCCAGCGCGAGCGCAACCCGGACGGCACCCCGCGCTACGCCACCCCCGAGGCCGCCATCGCCGAACTGCGCCGCCGCCAGGGCCGCACCGACGCCGCCCGCCTGGACTACACCCCACCCAACCAGCGCACCGGCAAGCCCTGCGGCAAGAGCTTCGTGACGAAGCAGCGCAAGTGCAGCAAGCCCACCTCCCGTGGCTACGCCGACCGCCCCCAGCCCCGACCCGGCACTACCCCCCGAGGACGGCGCACCTACCCGGCCGGCTACATCCCCAACCGCATCAAGCGCTCCCACAGCGTCAGCAAAGAGACCAGCGAGAAAGTCGGCTCCATCGCCGAACGCGCCGCCAAGGTCGCAGCCGCTGCTGGGGTTGTAACGGGTGGCGCTGCGCTGTATCGCAACCGAAGACGAATCGGTGCAGCTGTCAAACGAGCCAACCCCGATCTCTACCGGCAAGCATCTGTTCGTGCTCGGATGGCAGGTCGTGCGGCCCGCCGCACAGGTCAAGCGGCTCGCAATCAGGCGGCACGCACCTACAACCGTGCGCAGCTCGTCACCGGCATCACCACGATCAACGCTTTGTCGAGCAAGCAGGTCCAGGATGGGCTGAACAAGGTTCCACAGGAGTGGCAGCAGCAGACACGCTCCCTGGTAGGCCGGGCCAAGGTTGGCGCCGCTGCCATGGTTCTCCGCGCTGACAGCAGCACGCTGATCGACGTGGATGTTAAGAACAACTTCTCGACGTTCAAGCATGTTGGAGGCCATTACCTGACAATCGGCAGCGTGGATGACTCTCTGCTGCTCTTTCGATCGCACTCGGACACGCCCATCGACACCGGGGGCGGCCAAAAGGCCGGCCGCTACATCATGGATTTCACGGTCGATCTCAAGAACAGCCAAAAGGAGAATCTGACGCCGCAGCAGAGCGCACGTCTGGTGCGTTCAACCAAGGCGATGTTCAACAAACAGGTCGAGCAGATCCCTGACAACAGCTTGATCTCCGTCACGGCCTACAAGGATGACGGTCTCGGGGGCAAGCGCTCGCGTGTTTATTCGAAATGGGGCTTCCAGTCCCTGCCAGGCATGAACCAGGAGAACCTCTGGGCAGTGAAACGCGAGGGCAAGTTCTCCCGCTTCGAAGACGACGAACTCGAGGGGGTGGCCTGGCTTCTCCGGCAGAACGGTGACCGCCGCGACAGTGCCCGCATGGACAAGCGCTGCGGCAAATCCGGCATCCCGGACAACCGCAAGTGCCACGTCCCCACAGCTGCTGCCACCCCCGAGGGCGGTCTAGCGACAAAGGCTGTGACGCAGCTCGCCACCAACCGAGTAGCCCAGGTGGGCGCCGGTGTTGCCACGGTTGGAGCTGCTCTGGCTTTTCACAAGCACATTCGTAGTCAGCAGAGAATTGAGAAATACAGGTCGAATGTCGCTAAGTCTGCTATCGAAGCAGAGAAGCTCGCGAAAGAGTACGAGCGTAGTTTTAGAGAAGACGCCGCTGCACGGCTGAAAAAACCAGTGCAAAATGTTAGTGGCTTCGAAGCTTCTGTCTATAACTTTAAAGACAAAGGCTATGATCGTGGCTTCTCCGGCACAGATAACAGCTCTGAGTTCTTCGGCCAGACCAAAAACTCACGTGGGGCTGTTGTGATGCTGTCCTATGCGGACGACGGTCGCTTCACTACTCGCGGCCAGGGCAGCTTCAAAATGGCCTCCAGCGGCGCCTTCAACAAGATCTGGGGCGAGCATGACATCCTCCCCTACGCCAACAACATCTCGCAGCCCAACACCTTGGCCCCGGATGACCTCGACGAGTTGCGTTTCAACAAGCTGGCGCAGCGGGTTGAGGCCGTCACGGGTCAAGGAGGCCGCGCCATCACCGAGACCGTCCGCACGCTCAGCCAGCTCCCCGGCCGATTCTCCTACCTCCGCACCAATGTGGATCAGCGCGGCTTCAATCCAGATGCGGTGCGGATCGCCGCTTTCGTGGCTGCGCAGCGGCGCCTCACAGGCAAGCCGGTCCACATGATGAGCTACAGCAACGGAGGCAGCGCCGCCTCCGAGGCCCTGGCCATTCTCACGGAGATGGGCTACCGGGACGTCAAGGTGGTGAACATCGCCGGCCCCACGTTCGGCATGTTCAAGCACAAGCCCGAGAACATGCAGACCTGGGTCTCTGAGGGCGACGGCTTCTGGCAGATGAGCGCTGGCCAGGCGTTTCAAGGCAGCCAGGTGAACAAGCTGGCCAACGACAAGATTCCCCATGGCCTGATGGACGGGATCGACCCCAACAACGCCCGCACAGGATCCCGCGCCAAGGAGAACGTCAAGGCCAAGCGCAGCTACCTCCTCGACGAGCAGCTGCAGCGCGAGGCTTACACCTTCCTGACGGTCGACAAGAAACGCTCTCAGGAGCTGGTCGACGAAATCGTCTGGCGCACCAGCACCAACAAACCCCCCGAGGGCGATCTGACCACGCTGTACGGCAACGCAGCCACCACCAAGCTCTCCGAGTACCGCACCAAGCTCCTTGCCAGCGATGGTGCAGCCAAGGAAGCGATCAAAGCCACGATCCGCACCGAGATCGAGGAGCGCATGATCGACACGTGGTACGGCGGCTACAACCCTGCCGCCGTCAAGCGCCGTGCTCGGGAACTCCGGCAGGAGTTGCAGGCCCAGACCCAGCCCGCTGTGCGCAAACCCGTGCGCCCCCCGAGCCCGCCGACCTCATTGAGCAATCGCATCGCTGCGAGCCGTCGCCGGAACCCGGAGCTGTCCTATTCCGAGGCCCGTAAGCGAGCGTTACGCGCATCGGCCGCAGCTTCGCCCTCGGTAAGCTGAATCACAGAGAGTTTCTCCATGGCCCGTACTGCTGCTACTAAGCCATTTGAAAGTGCTACACGCAAAGGCACCATGGACTCCCCCCGAGCCCGAAAGTCCCAGCCCACGGCTGACGGCGAAAAAGGCAGCTGCGACTGCGAGAGCGGCAACTGCAGCAAATGCGCCAAGATGAAGGGCAAGAAAAAGAAAGCCAAGAAATCCATGTATGCAGAGGGCTTTAACGCTGACTCTGCTGATCGCTTCGACCTCAAGTGTGGCAAGGGCGCTATTTCTAAAGGTGAAAAGTGCCACAAGGGCCCCAGCGCAGCCGTTCAAGCTGGCCAGGTAGCCAAAAACATCGGTCGAGGAGCTCTCGAGACCGTCAAGTGGACCTCGGGCTACAACCTGGGCAAGCTCATCGCCACGGGCATGACCGGCGGCAAGAACCAACAGGGCTCCGGCTCTTCCAAGGTCGGTGCCGTGGCGGCCTCGACCCTGCTCCTCGGCCCTCAGGCCGGCTTCGGTGCCGCCCGCCGCGTCGGCGCTTTCGGCCCCACCGACCTCCAGCAGCACGCCATGAACGAGAAGAAGGAGAAGAAGTGGCGCCGCAGCGTGGGCTACCGCGACGGCGTCTACGCCAAAGGCTTCACCATGGACTACAGCCAGCTCAACGTGTGAGCCGTGGCCCTCACCCCTCGCACCCTCCGCCTCGACACTTGGGCCACCGGCTTCGACACCGAGGACGGCAAGAAATACACCAAGACCGTCACCAACCCCAAGACCGGCCGCAAGCGCCGTGTCCGCTACGGCGCCAAGGGCTACCGCATCGCCCCCGGCACCTCCAAAGGCGACCGCTACTGCGCCCGCTCCTTCGGCGACATGAAGTCGCACAACAAGAACTGCGCCGGCCCTGACCGCAACACCCCCTTGTGCCTCTCCCGCGCCAAGTGGAAGTGCTCCGGCAAGACCTCCCGCCGCGACCAGGGCCTCACGCCGGGAAAGTCCTCCGCCTGGTAACGCTCGACGCCCCCGAGGGCGGCAAGGGCAAGCCCTGCGGTTCCTCCCACATCCCTCGCTCCCATAAGTGCAGCAAAGGCACAGCCTTTTTAACTCCAGCAACTATCAAGACCGGAGGTACAATCGCTGCTGTCACAGGTGCCTTAGCACTAGGAGCGACTCTATTGTCCAAACGAAAACCCCGCAGCAAGCCCATGACTGCGGAGGAGTGGGCCGCCCACCCCAGCAACGCCCGCACCAACCCCAAGCTCTCCCCCGAGGACGCCAAGCGCATCACCGACGAGGCCATTGCCGGCGGCGAAGTCTGGGACGTCCAGGAGAAGATCAACGCCCGCCGCAAGGCTGAGAACGCTGCCTTCTGCGGAGGCGGCCTGGGAAAGCTCCAGGCCCCGGCGAAGTTTGACGCGGCGATCCCCAATCCGCGTTGCCAAGCCGGGGAAGGTGCATTCGGCACCTACTTCGTCCACACCTCTCGCAAGTACGGGGTCAAGCTCTTCCGCGACGCCGACGTCGACATCGGCGATGAGTTCGAGCTCCTCGGCAAGGCTCATGCGGCCGGCGTGAACGCCCCGGAGCCCCTCTCCATCAACGCCACCCGAGACCGCTTCGGCGACACCCAGTACCAGACCATGGTGCTGCGCCACATGGACGGCTACATCCAGGCCGGCGACATCTACGGCGGCTCCCGCCCCGGCACCATCGCCGGAGCCCCAGACATCGTCAAGGTCAAGGCCCTGCGGGAGTTCCGCAAGCTGCACATCGCCGGCCTGGCCCACGGCGACATCCACGGCGGCAACGTGATGGTCCACCCCCGCTCCCGCCGCGTCGCCCTGGTCGACTTCGGCTACGCCACCGAGATCGACAGTCCTCGCAACGTGAACAGCGGCGTCGACGGGATTGATACGCTGGGCACGGACCTCAACGTTCTCCCGTGGTTTGTCGGACTAGATGCACGAGATATTGAGTCGCGTACCAACTCGGTTAGAGAGAACATCTTCGAGCAAGCTGAAAACTACAGCCGCAACTGGGAGAAGTACGAACTAGCGGTCAACCGCTACCACGACTACCTCGAGGCCGAGCTCCTCTGGGACGTCCGCCGCCCCCGCTCCCGCTTCGTCAGCGGCGCCGATCAACCGCGCATCCCTGGCCTGACTGCCCGGATCCTCTCAGCCAACGCCAACACCTTCCAGCGCCAGGTGCTTGAACAGGTCAATCGGCAGCAGCCGACGCTCTTCCGCCAGGGCGCAGCCAACCTGGGCCTCAAACCCGCCCAACTCTGGAAGGCCCTCGCCCCCGAGCGCAAGGCCCGCCTGGCCAAGCAACGCCAGCAACCCTTCGGCACTCCGATCGTCGCCACCGGCACCCGCTGACCCCGAGAGCGAGCTCACGGCGAACGCCAACGCCTCCTCGCCGAAGGCGCCATGGTTTATCACTCTGAGGTCTACTCCTAGAGACCCTCCAACAAAGAATGCAGCGGAACGCCATATAACTCGCCCAAAGCGATCATCCGTGTAAGCGAAATCTCAATTTCACCCCTCTCCAGCCTGCAATACGCAGCCTGACTGACGCACAGCTTCTCTGCGACCTCATTTTGCGTCAGTCCAGCCCTCTCGCGCAAACCCCGAATACGCCTGCAGATCATTAACTGCCTGTGGATTGCCACTGGATCTATTCGCTCATCGACTAAGGCTACTTGCTCCATCAAAACCCCGTAATCTGTGAGCATGGACACATCAGTTCATCGCTTCGATTTCGCTCCCATTACCCGGAGTGAAACCACCGAGGAGGGCTACCTCCGTGTGTGGTGTAGAGCTGCCCGTGTTGGCACTCAACTTTATCGTCGCGCTGATGGTTCGCAAGTACGGGAGTATCGCCCAGCTGAAGAAGTCAGCGACCCTGACTCTCTTGCCACGTTCGGGATGAAACCCGTTACGTGGGGCCACCCTCCCGTACTACTTGATGCCGACAACACCAAGAAGTTCCAAACCGGCTACTCCGGTAGCCAGGTCCGCTTCAACGACGGCTTTGTCGAAGTAGCGCTTGTCGTTACAGACAAAGACGCCATCGAACGCATCAAGCGCAAAGACGCCACCGAAGTCTCCGCTGGCTACAAAGTCGACTACGACCCCACCCCCGGCATCACCCCCGAGGGCGAGTCCTACGACGGCATCCAACGGAACATCCGCGTCAACCACATCGCCATCGTCCCCCGAGGCCGCGCAGGCCCCGAGGTCCGTTTGCTGCTCGATCGCCTGGACGCTGCCGACGCAGTGGCCATCGACCCCGCAGCAGCCCGCTTCGGCGGGCCGGCGCTCCGTTCCCCAACCACTGCATCTCCCGCTATGGCCACCGTCAAACTGGACGGCCTGGAGATCGACCTCCCCGCAGAAGCAGCAACGGCGGTCCAGTCCTTCGCCAGGGACCTGGAGCGCCAGCTCAAAGCTGTCACCACCGAACGCGACTCTCTCCAGTCGAAGTTCGACTCACTGCAGGAAGATCTCGAAGGCACTCTCTACGAGAAGCAAGAGGCCGATGACAAAGTCGCCGAGCTCCAGAAGCGCGTCGACGAGCTCTCCGCCGAACCCGCCCGCCTCGACACCGCTGAGCTCGACAAGCTCGTCACCGCTCGCCTGAACACCCTCCGCCAGCTGGCCCCCGCCTTCGCCGACGACTTCAAGTTCGACGGCATCGACGACGAGGCCCTCTACAAGCAGGCGTTCGAGAACCTCACCGGTTCCGCCCCCCGTGAAGACGCCGCCCCCGCCTACATCCAGGGCGTCGTCGACGGCATCCTCGCCACCCGCGCCGACTCCCCCGAGGACGACACAGACGAGGAAGGCGAAGCCCCCGACTCCCCCGAGGACGACCTCGGTGAAGACGACGAGGACGACCGCGCTGACAGCAGCGAACCACTCCGCACCGCTCTCCGGGGCGCCGGCCGCCGTTCCGCTGACCCGAGCTCGACCTATCGCTCCAAGGTGCAGGACGCCTGGAAGCGACCCCTCACCGCCACCAAGTAAGGAGCTCCTTCCATGGCTGTTTCGTTCACCCCGACCACTGTTTCCAACCCCGCTGGGGTCCAGGGCAGCTACCCCCAAACCCTTGACAAGGGCCACGAGGGCATGATCGCGGACCTGCAGGCATACGTGTCTCGCAGCTACCGCAACCAGTCCGGTGCCGCGATCCCCTTCGGGGTCCTGGTGGCCACCGACAACACCCCCACCTCCAACGACCCCTTCGCCATCGAGATCGCCACTGCCGCCACCGGCATCGTGGGTCTCGCGGTCAGCTCGCTGACCATGGAGGGCAATGTTGGTGGCTCGGCCTACATCCCCAACCCCACTCCGTTCGCCGCCGACGGCCGGGTGGGCTACCCCGACAAGCAGACCGTCAACGTCCTCTCCAAGGGCGTGGTGTGGGTCTACACCACCGAGGCCATCGCCCTCGGGGACGCCGTCCGCTTCTGGGACACCGCCTACCACCCCACGGTGGCCGGCGCTTTCCTCGGCCGCTTCTGCAAGACCGCATCCGGCACCCGCACCGTGGCCATCAGCACCGGTGCCCGTTGGCTCTCTGAGACCACCGGCGCCGGCCTCGTGCTGCTGGAGCTGGACATCCCGGCGGCCACCTTCGCAGCCGACACCTGATCCTGGAGCCTCTAGCCATGCCCGCCCAAATCCGTAACGACGAGGTCGGCGTCTTCCTTGCCCGCGAGCTGGAAACCATCCTGGCCCGCACCTTCGAGGTTGAGTACGCCGACATCAAGTACGCCTCCCTGCTGCCCATCTCCACCGAGGTCGGTGCTGCTGCCAACAGCTTCAGCTACCGCATCTTCGACAAGCAGGGAAGCATGAAGATCATCGGCGACCGCGCCGATGATCTGCCCCGCACCGACGTGCTGCGGAAGGAAGTCACCCATCCGGTTCGCTCGATCGGTGGCTCCTTCGCCTACACCATCCACGAAACCAGGGCCGCCTCCATGGTGCCCGGCATGAACCTCGAGCAGCGCCGGGCCAACGCCGCCCGCCGCTCCTACGAGGAGAAGGTGCAGGAGATCGCCTACTTCGGCGAGCCCGCCTCCGGCATGAAGGGCTTCTTCAACAACGATCAGGTCGACAAGCTTGTCCCCGACAAGTGGTTCGGCGGCTCGACCACCACGGACGAGATGCTGGCCCTCCTGAACGAAGCCCCGACCCGCCTGGTGCAGGGCTCCAACATGAAGGAGATGCCCAACACGATGCTGGTGCCCTACGACGTGTACCGCATCATCAGCACCACCCCGAGGTCGACCACCTCGGACACCACGGTGATGGAGTTCTTCCTCCGCACCAACCCGATGATCAACTCCATTGAGCCCATTAACGAGCTCGAGGCATCCAAGTCCAGCGGCTACCTGCCCAAGGACCGGATCATCGTGTACGACCGCAGCCCCGACAAGCTGCAGCTGCACATCCCCCAGCCCCTGGAGTTCCTGCCACCCCTGCGCAAGAACCTGGAGTTCTCGGTTGCAGCCCACGCCCGCATCGGCGGCCTGGCGCTCTACTACCCGAAGAGCGTCATGGTGATGGAAAAGGCTTAATCGCACGATCAAGCCCGACCCATACTGGACAGGACACCCGTTATTTCATCCGATCATGATCCTCGTTTATCGCCCTGAGCTGGAAAACCCCCCGATGGCAAAGGAATGCACCATCGGGTTCAGCTTCATCGGAGAAGGCGCCGAGACGGAATCCATCCAAGTCGCTGCCGGCGTCACCCGGGACTTCCCCGAGGCCGTCTGGGAGCGCATCAAGGACTACGCCGTCGTCCAACGCCTTCTCTCCCTGGGCGCCCTGCGGATCGATGAGGACGCTGCGGAGGTCGCCGCCTCCCCGGAGGTCAGCTCGGCCGATTCCCTGGCCGATCTGCCCCTCACCAAGGCTCTCGACTTGATCGAAGCCAGCTTCGACCTGCCCCAGCTCTCCCGCTGGGACGATCGCGAGCAGCGCATCCGGGTGAAGAACGCCATCGCCAAGCGCATGGCCGCCATCACTGAGGGGAACGGCTGATGGCCCTCTCCACCAGCGAGTTCCTCCTCCGCTTCCCCGAGTTCGGCGAGCAATCGCTCTCGGTGGTGGAGGCCACGCTGGCTGATGCCGCCCTGTCCGTTCCCAGCTCCGTCTGGGGCCCTCGCCAGTCAACCGCCACCGGTTACCTGGCAGCTCATCTGCTGGCCACCCGCACCATGCAGATCGGCGCCCAGGTCGGCTCCCCCAGCGGAGCCGCCCTCGGGGAGCAGTACCGCTCCACCCACTACGGGCAGAACTACCTCGCCCTGCGCGAGGCCCTGCCTCTCACCGGTCTGGCTCTCTGACCATGCCCGTCGCCGCCTCCACGATCGCCGCCTACGCCCCCTGGGGCAACGCCGAGCTGGCCTTCCAGGTCGGCACCGGCACGGTGGCGCCCGACTCCGAGACCGGCAACGTGACCCAGCTCACCGAGAGCGTCTCCTACCTGGCCTCCCTCAACATCGAGGGCCCGGCCTGGGAGGGCAAACCCGGCGCGGACACCACCACGTACCGCGTCACCGGCCGCCTGCTCTCGCCCGCGATCCTCGACCCCCGCATCACCAACGGTGCCCAGGCCGAGGCCCGCATCAACGGCATGCGAGGCCGCCTCGAACTGGTCTTCGACCTGGCCATGGACGCTGCTCATCGCCGCGACCTGCGCCAGTCGATCCAGGGCACCTTCCGCGTCACCGGAGGCCCCGGCTGATGGCCAAACCCCTCCTGACTGCAGCCCTCAAAGGCGCCATCAAGGTCGCCCTCGAGAACACCGCTGCCCGCTTGGACACCCGCTTCCAAGAGGAGTTCAACCAAGCCGATTGGAAGTACCCCACCGAGCCCAAGGTGCGCGACATCGTCGACACCGGCCGGCTCCGCGACAGCCAGCAGCTCACCCTCTCCCCCGAGGGCGCAGCGACCTTCACCTGGAGCGCCCCCTACGCGACGCAAGTCCACGAGGGCGGGGTCACCACCGACGGCGTCCGTTTCCCCGGGCGCCCCTGGACCCGCGACCCCATCGCCGAGCTCCCGACCATCTTCGGCGAAGAGCTCGGTAGCGCCCTCCAGCGAGGAGGTGGCCAGCCGTGACCACCACGACCTGGCAACCGGTCACCGCGCTGCGCCGCACCCTCGAGGTTCACGTCCTCGGGACCCACGACGCGGCCGGCAACCTCAACCCCGAAGCCACCTGGCCCGGGGTCTACCTGCTCCCAGACGGCAGCCGCACCCCAGCGGTTTACGTCACCGGCGAGTCGATGGTCCCCTCCAACTGGACCGTCCAGGGCATCGAAACCACCATCGATGACCTGCCCAGCTACACGACCCCCGGCTCCGTTGGGGGTGTCCTCTCCACCGAGGAGTGGACGATCCGGTTCACCAACTACGGGAACCGCTCCGGCACGGAGATGACCACCACCCTCCGTGACATCTCCCGCCGCCTGGCCCGGGCCTTCCCCCGAGCCCGGACAACCCCCATGCCTCGCACCGAGGCGACGTATGAAGCCCTCACGGCCTACATCCGTGAGACCTTCCTGAACCCCCCGATCCCCTAAGGAGTCACCACCATGGCCGACTACGCCATCGGGCTCTCGTTCCACAAGGCTCACCGGACTCTGGTCCGTGCCGTGGACCTGGCTGCCCCCAACCGGTATTTCGCCACCCGCGACAACGCCGGCTTCATCACTCTTCCCACCCTGGCCACGGGCAACCGCTACGTGGAGCTGCAGGGCGTCCGCCAGACCAGCTTCCAGATCTCCGACAACAACCAGGAGTTCCGCCTCCTCGGTGACGACGGCTGGAACGACAGCGTGATCACCGGTGCCGGCGTGCAGGCATCTGTGACCACGTACTTCATGAAGGACACGCAGATCCCGGCTGGCAGCATCGCCCCGGTTTTCCGTGGCGATTACGAAGAGGGTTTCAACCTCATCCAGAGAGCCCGCTACGACAAGGACTACGAAATCTATTTCGAGTTCCTCAAGGAAATGGGCCAAGTCAACGGCTCTTCCGGCGACTACCTCTACGACTTCACCGGCTTCAACGCTTGCATCAGCAACTACCAGGAGCAGGTGAACGCGGAGGGACTCACCGAGATCTCCTTCGATCTCATGTCCCGAGGCCGGGGTGTCTTCGGTCGCTACAACGCCGGCTCCGCCCCCCTGGAGTTCGGCGGTGTCCAGTCCAGCCTCCTTTTCCTCGAGAGCGGCGTGCGCCAGGTGGCCACCGTGCCAGCGAACAACGCAAGCGCCGTGGTTGTCAGCGCCGACCTCACCCTCACCTACACCAGCAACGGCACCGCAGCTCTCACCCAGCTGGCCCTCGGCCAGCCTGACGGCTCCGGCTTCCACCTCGAGAACGCCTCCACCGGCGTCCGCATCCCCGCTGCGGTGTCCCTGGCCAGCAACGTGGTCACCATCAACCCCGCCGCTGACCTGCCTGCCGCCACCATCTTCCGCCTGGTGGTCGCCGACGGCGCCATCACCCAGGCTGTCGACGGCACCGGTGCGCCCTCGGCCTCGGGGATCCGCACCGCTATCCAGGGCCTCACGACCACCTTCCGCACCGCCTGATCCCCCGAGGACGGCATCCACTCCCGGGCCCCACGCGGGCCCTTTTTCATGTCTTTCAAATGATGCAACTACTCTGCAATCCCACCCGCACTGTTTACGCCGTTAATTGCACTATTGACAACGCTTCTCTCAAATGCGGAGCTCTTTACGTCGAGCCCGGACATCCCCACTCGCTTATACGATTATCGGATAGCGCCGCTAGTCTGGATGTGCGTCTCCCCTCAGAGCTGCTCGACCAACCCGTTCCTCAACGTGGCTGGAACATCGAGCTACCGATTGTGACCAACCATGAGCAAGTACAGCATTCTATTTGAGCCTGAAGAGTACCACCAAATCGGCTCGTTTCGCTTTCCAGTCTTCCACGACTTGACGCCAGGTGAAAGCAAGCGTCTCAACAAAATCAACAAGGAGAACGCGAGCAGCACCTACCGCTCGATGCAGCTTGCTCAGAAAATCGCCACTGATCACAAGATCAAGCCTTCCGAAGCTCTTAAAATTCTCAGCTCCATCAGCAGCGACGAGAACCAGGACTACCTCTTCCAGTACGCCGAAGAGGTCCAGACCCTCTCCGACGGCGTGATGACCGCCGACGAACAGCGCGACACCATCGTCACCGCCTTCATGCAGATGCGCGGCGAGGCCGACATGCCCGGCGAAGGCTGGGTGCGCACCACCGACTGGACCAGCGAGGACACCGACTCGATGCCTGGCCCCCTGATCAACGAGATCCACACGTTCATCAACTGGGAGCGTCACGGCTGGCCCTCTGAGGGAAACGAGCCCGAGACGAGCGAGCCCTCGTCCACCAGCAAGAAGAGCTCGACTTCGACGCGCAGCTGAGCCAGGTCCGCCAGGCGCTCTCCACCCCTGAGCCCGACTGGGAGCGCCTCTACCTGCGCATCCGCACCTCCGCCCTGGGCCCCGACTTCCCCCGAGAGCGATTCCTGAGCACACCTATCTCCGCCCTCGGGGGGATCATGCTCTACCTCGAGAGCGAAGAGCAGCGCCAGGCCAACATCCAGAGCGCCTCCATCGGCAAGCTGGGCGTCCAGATGGCCTACATCGCCTGGGGCTTTGCCGGCGGCAAGGGTGGCAAACCTCAGGTGGAGCTGCGCCATTTCCTGCCCTTCCCCGAGTGGCAGCCCCTCCAGGAGCGCACCCTGCCTGTGGGCCCCACCCCGGAAACACGCATGCTGCTCACACAGCTCTTCAAAGAACGCCGGATTCCGGCGCATGTCTACACCCAGCTCACCTCTCCCCCCGAGAACGATCCGTAGACTGATTCGAGGAGGCTGCATCCATGGCTGATTATGTCGTAAGAGTTGAAGCGGCTACTTCGGAAGCCGAAAGTAAGCTCAGAAAAGTCGAACGACAGATCAGCAACATTGACCGTGACGTCAAAGTAAATGTTCAGCTTCCTTCCATTCAGCAAGCAACCTCTGCGCTGCAGACGTTCGCTACTACTGCTGCCAATGTCGGCAAGACCGCTCTCGACCTGTCCCGCAAGCTCAACGTCGGGCCAGGTGCGGTTCTCAACGACTTAGAAGACCTCTTCGGCAAAGTCGCCAAGAAAGGCGAGCAAACGCTCTCCGTATTTGAAGCCCTTTCCAAGGCCACCCCCACCCGCATCCTCGGCACGTCCTTCGACGCCGCCACCTCCAGCGTCGATCGCTTCTCCAAACAGGTTGCCAACCTGGGCTTCGTCCTCTTCGGCGTCACCCAGTCGGTCAACGTCCTCAAGCAAGCCTTCGGCGGCTTCTTCGACGACACCATCGGCCGCGAGATCCGCCTGCAGGAATCCCTGCTGCGCACCAAGACCACGCTGATCTCCACTGCGGACGTGATGCGCAATGGTCAGCGGATCACCGATCCCTTCCAGGCGCTCACCGCACTCGACCGGCCCATCGAGAAGACCCTGGAGAACATCCGGCGCCGCTCCCTCGACATCGCCGGCACCACCTCCGACGCCATTGTCCAGGTCTTCGGTGTGGTGGCCTCTCAGGTCGGTGCCATCGGCGGCTCCCTGAAGGACGCCGAGGACCTGGCCATCACCTTCGCCGGGGCCCTCGGCACGATCGGCATGTCCGATCCGATGCTGGCCAACCAGGAGATCCGCTCGATCCTCACTGGCAACATCGACCAGAACTCGGTGCTGGCCCGCAGCCTGGGCATCACCAACGAGGAGGTCCAGAAAGCCAAGCGCTCCTCCGAGGGCCTGGTCGCCTACCTCACCAAACGCCTCGAGGGCTTCACCGCCGGCCAGAAGCTCGCTGCCCAGGGCTTCGCCGGCATCGTCTCCAACATCCAGGAGGTCCGCGAGGAAGCCTCCCGCTCCTTCGGCAAGCCGCTGCTCGAGCCCCTGCTCAACTCCCTGAGCGCGGTCTACGACCGACTGAGCCTGATCTTCGATCAGGTCCTGGCCATCTCCACCAATGCCGGCAAAGCCGCCGCCAACCTGACCTCCGGCCTGCTCGGCGGCATCGCCTCGGCCCCGGTGCTGCAGAACCTCACCCCGCAGAGCCAGACCGGCGTCGCCAACGAGGTCGCCGAAGCCACCAAGAACTTCGCCGCCAACGTCGAGCGCGAAATCGACAAGGTGCGCCCGATCATCTCCCGGATCACCAACGAGGTGATCATCGCCATCGCTCGCATCTCCCAGGGCCTGGCCGCCCTGCTCAAGGGCTTCGCCTACTTCAAGTTTGAAGAGCTGAAGATTCTTGCTACGGCTTTCGCCAACATTGCTGGCCTGCTCAACGCGACTGTTGTGCCAGCTCTGCAGACGATGCTCAATCTCTACGGAGCGTTTCTTGAGCTGCCACTGGTCAACTACCTCGCCCAGGTGCAAGCGCAGCACGTCATCCTGGAGCGACTCGGTGTCAATTCCATTTTGCGGTTAATCGCGACATGGAAGTTTTACCAAGAGTCGATCAACACTGCTATCGGCTGGGTTCGCAATGCTGCAAACTTCATCAGCACAGCTTTCAAAGCTACAACTGATGCGATAGCTAACTCCATCAGCACACTCGGCAGCGGCCTTGAAGCGGTGCTTTCACGTGCTGTCTCTGCCATCAGCCAAGCTCTCATTTTTGTAATTCGCCTCATCAGTGGTGCCATCCGCGAGATAGGCGTTTACTTAATGCGCCTGGCTGTTCAACTACAAACTGCATTCTCGGGCCAAGCCCTCGGGCAAGTCGGCGTCGTACTTGCAGACATCGCCAGCAAGTTTATCAACATCGATCGCAGCACAGCCCGCGCAGCTCAGAGCATTCGCAACTTCTCCACGAGAGCGCAGCAAGACCTCCAGGCTGTCGGCGCCGCTGCCGACCAAGCTGCCACCCGAGTACGAGGTCTCGGTGCCGCCCTCGGGGGCGCCCTGGTCACCGGCATCCAGAAGCTGGGCTCAGCCCTGCGCGGCCTCGTCGTCGGCTTCATCAAGTTCCAGGCCCTGCTCTTCGTGGTTCAGGCCGGCGCAGCTGCCGTCGCCGACGCCGTCGGCCGCTACCAACGCGCCGCCGAGCAAGCCACCGCCGGCCGCCGCACCGACGAAGCGATCGAACGCCTCAGCACGGTCTATAAAGACCTCGGTGACAACGTCGACATTGCCACCAAGCGTGCAGCCGCTTTCGAGCGTCAACTTGTAGAGACGCGCTTCACGCAGAATCAACAAGAGATCGAAGAGCTATCTCAAAAGATCGGCAAGCTTAAGCGTGAAATGGACACCCCTGGTATTCAAAGCTGGGGCGAGTTGATGCGGACAGTCTTTGTCAACCCAGTTACTGCAGTCCAGGTCCTCATAGACCGCTTCTCGTTACTTAAAAAAGGCGCAGATGATATTCGCAACAGCATCTCTCTCAATATCGACGGTTTTACCCGTTGGATACGCCTGGCTGTCCCGGCAGTCGAAGGTCTCTACGAGCTTTTCGGTTTTCTGGTTAAAGAGCTTTCCGCTGTTATTGACAAAGTCGAAACCCTAGCTGACAAGTTCAACAACCAAAGATTCATCCAGGGCTTGCTGCTGCTCACAAACGTCGTCAATCCCGCTGCTATGGCAGGTGGGGCGATCGACAAGATCCTGAGTCTGACAGGCAACGATCTTCGAGAAGAGATTGATCAGCGCAACCTCTCCGAGGACGAAGACTACCGTCAAAGCCTCATCGAAGAAAACCAGCGCATCGCTGGACTACTCGACCGCGAGGAGGAAGCCAAGAACATCGCACTCGCTCAAAAAGCCCGCCAGGACAGCCTGAAAGAGCTCAAAGAGTACGAACGGCAACTCGACAAACAACTCTTCGACGAACGCCAGGCCCTGGCCCGCAAAGAAGTCGAAGTCTACAAAGCCGCCGAACTCTTCAAAATCGAGCAGGTTGAACGCGCCAACGCCAAGAAGCTCGAAGGCGAAGAAGGTGCCTCCGAGGCCGCCCTGGCCGCCCTCAACGACTACATCACCACCAAGAAGAAAGGCGAGCTCGAAATCTCGACCATCCAGAAAGAGCTCGCCATCGAGCTCGCCAACCTGGATCGCAAGGTCGTCGACTACCGCTACGAGATGGAGAAGCGGATCGCCGACATCCGCATGAAGGCCGCCCAGTACGACGCCCAGGTCGCCGCCGCTGTTGCTGCCGGAGCCACCGGCGCCGGTATGGGCAGCGGCCAGGCGTTCGTAGGCAGCACTGGAACAAGCACTGGGCCCCACGCCGACATCCGTGGTGAGAATCTAAACAGCGTCATTGAAGAGACAGTCCAAGCCGTTCTTCAATTCCAGAAAGATGGCGCCGAATACATCCAGCTCAGTAACGCCAAGATCGATGTCAAGAACATAACCGATCCTGTCCGACTGCGAGCTGAAGTCCGCCGCGAGATCGATGCGCACGCTTACCGACGGGGGAGCAGCACCGCACCCACTTCCGCCGCGAGCGGCACCTACGCCGCCGACATCGCAGTCCCCAGCGGCACCCGCGTCCCCGTCCCCCTAGGCCCCGTCCAGTGGGATCCCCGGGGCGGCGGCTTCTACGGCACCAACCCAGGCACAGGCAACCGCTGGCTCCACCTCGCGGAAGGCAGCCAGGGCGGAAGCTCCTCCAGCAACCTCCCATCCACCGGCTCCAGCGTCCTCCTCAACGAGAACGCCGCCCGCTGGTCCCAAGCCATCAGCAACTTCGAAGGCACCCGGAACCGCTACGACATCCAATACGGCGGCGGCACCTTCGACAACTCCAAGCCCCACCCTATGTCGGGGTCTCGCGGCAACCTCACCCCTTACGGCAAGCACCAGTACCAGGGACCCACCTGGCTCGACGCCCACGGCGGCAGAAACCTGCCGATGACGCCCGAGAATCAAGACCGAGCCTTCCTCTGGGCCACCCGCAGGCGCGGCGTCAACATCTCCACCGACCCGCCGACTCCAGAGAACCTGCGCAAGCTGAAAGACGAGTTCTCTTCCCTACCCGCCGGGACCGAACCTCGCGGCTCCGTTGCGGAGTTCCGCCAAGCCTTCAACGCCCCCCTTGCCACCGGCCCGGCTGCCGCATCCGGTGGCGCCACGCCCGGCGCAGCCCCACCGCCCATCCCTCTCCCGCCCCCACCGCCCATCCCTCTCCCGCCCCCGCTCCCCGGCGCTGTCACCGGCAAGGCCCTCGAGCTCGGGGAAGACATCATCGCCGTCCAGGGCAAGCTCCAGGAGCTCCTCCGCCGCGAGGCCGAGCTCAAGAAGCAGATCGCCGAGGCCAACAGCAAGGAGAAGCTCGAGGCCGTCGCCAAGCAGCTCTTCCCCACCGTCCCCCTCGAGCGCTTCCGCGACGCCCAGCTGGAGCTCCAGGAAACCCTCGAGCAGTCCACCAAATTCGCCGGTGCCGCATTCGACCCCGAGCGCCTGGCCATCGCCGTCGACCTCACCACCCGCCGCAAGATCGCCGCCCGCGAGCTCGCTGAGTTCGAGAAGAAGCAGAAGGAGCTCACAGGTCTCACCGAGGCCGATCGCAAGAAAATCGACGAAGACATCAAAAAGCGCCAGGAAGACTTCAACAACGCCCTCGAGGAGGAGGGCAAGCTCCGCCTCGAAAACCTCCGTCTGCAGCGCCAGTCCCAGGCCGTCATGGCCCTGGCCAAGGACCAGCGCGATCTCCTCTACAACACCCGGGGCCAGATCTTTGAAGCCGGCCTGGCCAACGAGGCCCTCAACTTCGACGAGGACGACTTCCTCGCCCGGCGCATGCAGGATGCCCAGCGCAACCTGTTCCAGAAGCGCACCGAGCTCGAGCAATCCAACCTGGATCCCCGGGACATCGAGAAGTACCTCGCCACCCTGGAGCCCCAGGTCATTGCCTCCGCCCAGGCCCTGGCCGAACTGGACAGCGCCGCCGCCAACCTGGCCGAGCGGCTCGCCCTGGTCAAGCAAGCAACCGACGCCCTAGTCGGCGGCTACAAGGGCTTCCTCTCCTCCGTCCTTTCCGGCACCCCCATCAAGGAGGCCGCCGCCCAGATGGCACAGACCATCTCCGGCAAGTTCGTCGACATGATGCTCGACTACGCCTTCAAGCCGATCGAAAAGCAGATCGAAGGCATGTGGAAAGACTTCTTCAAAGTCGACGACGCTCAGAAAGCAAATACAACAGCAATTAACAACAACTCTGCAAAGTTTGAAGCGCTGACCACGAAGCTCGGTGAGCTCATAACGGCTCTGAACGCACCTACAGCACCAACAACTCCAACCACTTCGACTACACCTACAGCGACAACAGCTTCTCCTCAAAGCCCCACCTCCGGTCTCTTTGATTTCAGCGCCGACGCGCCCTCCTTCAACGTGGACAGCACCCCTGTCGACTTCACAATCCCGGAGGCCGCTAACGACATCAAGCCATTCCAGGTGCCTGCCCCCGACTTCAAGCCGGCCACTGACAGCCTGGCCAACCTCGAAGTCTCCACCAAGAACTTCGCCAAGGGCGTCGAGACCTCTGCCAAGACCACCACCGAGGGCACCGACGCGACCCTCACCAACATGCAGAAGTACGCCACGGGCCTGGCCTCCGTGGCGACCGCTGCCCTCAGCATCGTCGGCGGCATCCAGATGATCCAGGAGGGCGACGCTGGCAGCGTCCTGATGGGGATCGGCTCCATCTTCCTGGGCGTAGCCGGCGGGATCAGCGGGGTCAGCAGCTTCTTCCCGCAGGCTCGCGCCTCCGGCGGCATGGTCAGCGCCAACGCCCCCTACCTCGTCGGCGAGAAGGGCCCCGAGCTCTTCGTCCCCAACAGCTTCGGCAGCGTCAAGCCCAACAACAGCCTGCGCGAAGCCATGAACACCACCATCGGCTCGCAGAACCCCGGCAGCAGCGTCGAGTTCCGCTTCCAGTCCGAGGTCATCAACCGCCGCGAGTACGTCTCCCTGGAGCAACTCGAAGCCGCCCAGGCCCGCACCCGCCGTCAGTCCATCGCCGAAGGCGCCCGCCGAGGCATGGCCATGACCCTCGACCGCTTCGAAAACTCCCCCCGCACCCGAGCCCGCGCCGGCTTCCGCCGATGAGCACCGCCTTCCCCTCCCTCACCGCTGCCGGCACCCCCCTGGTCCCCAGCACCCTGAACTTCACCGCCGGGGTCTACCCCACCAAGACCTACCGCACCCTGGCCGGCACCACCGTCAAGCGCAGCTTCGGCAACAAGCCCGCCGCCTTCCAGCTTGGCCTCGCGTTCCGCCACCACACGGACGCCACAGCCGCCCTCATCCTCCAGCACTACTACGACACCGAGGCCGGCTTCGATCGCTTCCGCCTCTCCGCCAACATCGTGCGCAACATGGACACCGATCTCCAGGCGCAGCTGCGCGAGCCCTTCTCCATCCGCTGGGAGTACGCCGCTCCCCCCGAGCTCGAAGCCGTCCTCCGCAACGTCAAGAACATCAATGTGCAACTGACGGGAGAGCTCAATGTCTGACTCGCGCATCCGCGTCTGCAACTTCCTGAACCTTCGTACTGCCGACAATACTCGCCACCGCTACCAGAACTATTTCATCAACGAACAGATCACATTCAAAGGCGAACGCTTCGACTTCATCCCCTTCCGCGCCGAGGGCAGCGTCTCCAGCCTCAACGGCGAGAACCAGTCCCTGCGCATCCTCCTCCCAGCCCAACCGGTGATCATCACCCTGGTGGAAGCTGGCAACGGCAACCGCCTCAGCACACTCACCCTGACCACAGCCTGGCTCGACGCCCGGGGCGCCGTCCAGACCTCGATCGACGACTTCTTCTCCGGCACCGGCGCCTCCTTCAGCGACGAGACCGTCGAGCTGCGCTTCCGCTCCGCCATGGACTCGGTCAGCACCTCCTTCCCGGCCCGCACCCTCACCCAGGAGAACGTCGGTATCCTCCCGCTCAACAGCGACCTCACGCTGCGCTGATGTTCAACGACCTCGTGGGCCTGCGCTATCGATTCGGCCACTCCCCCGAGGACGGATCCGGCTTCACCGACTGCTTCGGCCTCCTCTGCACGGTGCGCCGCCGGCTCAGCCTCAGCGACTACTACCCCCGCTTCCGCTGGGTCTACGACCACTACACCGAAGCCTCCCTTCCCCCGGGCCGGATCCTCCGCTGGGTCCTCGAGAACGGCACCCCCTGTGAGCAGCGCCCAGGTGCGATCTCCGTTGTCCAAACAACGCACGGAGCACTCCTCACGCACACCGAGCACGGCGTCATCTGCATCGGCCCCGGGCAGAATGTAATTCACGTCCCTATCTCCCCGAGGACGTTGCGCACTTACTGGCTCAAAGAATGAGACGGCTTCTTCCTTATGAACACCAGCTTGTCAAAGCACTTGGAGTCACAGAAGAAGAGTACGTTGATTTTTTAGCTACTCAATACGACTTTACTCAGTCACCAGAAGATCGCGCATCTATTGTCAGAGCAGAGCCAGCATCTACAGTAGCCCTTGTGCTCACTGTAATAGGCATTATCTTCCAAGTCGCTGGAGCACTTCTTTCCAAGCCTGACCAGAAAAGCCAACGCCAAAGACGCCAAGAACGCTTCAGTCCCCGTTTCGGCTTCAACAGTTCACAAGAACTCGCCCAATACGGCGACCCGATCAACCTGATTTATACCAGCACCAGAGACAACGATCTCGGGGGTGTAAGAGCCGCCACCAGCCTGGTCTGGAGCTCCGTCGAGAGCTTCGGCAGCAGCCAATTCACGCAGCTGCTCCTCGTGCTCGGGGCCGCCAAGATCCTCCAGCTGGACCCCACGCGCTTCGCCTTCGGCCAGCTCTCCCTGCGCCAGGTCATGCCCAGCAAGGTCTGGGTCTACTACGACGCCTCCGGCCGGGTCAAATTCAACGACAAGCTCCTCGGTGACGGCCGGGACCCCGCCCGCCTCGACGGCACCCCGAGCACGGAAGACGTCTGCCGCATCCTCGACGGCGGCCAGCGCCGCTCGGGCTACAGCCAGGCGTTCAGCCCCACCAGCATGAACGTGTTCGGGGTCTACTCCCCGATTCCGATCAACGTCGACATCCAGGAACGCCGGAGCTCCGGCCGCATGCGCAGCGCCCCCAACGGAGTCAAGATTCGCGGGGAGAGCTGGCAGGTCACCCGAGGACGGTGGAAGGACGGTGACACGTTCACGCTGGTGTTTCAAAAGGCGTCAAAGAAGAAAGACAACGTCGCTGAAGAAGCTGCTAAGGAGTTGCGCTATCAATACGTCGAATCCCTCGACCCTGCTTCGACTTATCAGTTGGGAACAGCTTTGTTCCGCTTACGGTCCATCAGCGATTCAACCAACCTTGATAAAAATGATGTTGTAGCAGAGTTCGAGTGTCTTGAAGCCGGCCACCCTCCGTTTACCCCCTACGATCAGACAAAAGCCTGGAAATACGACGATAACGATCGAGAAGCTCTTGAAGAAGCTGAGCTGGTTCTGAAAAGTGGATCTGAATCAACTACAGCAGACAGCGACAGTCTTTTGCCCCCAGCAAACAGAGACAATCTCTACTTTGATCGTGACGAGGATAAGCTGGTTAACTTGCAGCAACGTGACATCTCTATTGATTTCTTAGGTAAACGCTACAACTTTTCTGGCACTGAAACGATTAGCTGGGAGACTGATGTTCAAGATCGAGCCAGTGAAGACTTTGTTCGCAGTTCGTACGCGGTTTCGAGAGGCGGCTCAATCGCTTATACAAAGCTGCTATTAGAAGAATTTCTGGCGGACAAACCCAAAGTCTCATCAAAGAAGCTGCGCGAGAGCTATGAAAGCGATCTCGAAGACTTGAGAGAGCTCAGAGACTGGATCAACGGTGCAGACGACGACATTGCAGACAAGCTTAGAAAAGAAGCGAAAAGAAGCGGTGTTGTTGACAACATCCGCAAATCTATTGACACTGTTAATGACAAGATCGATAAACAGATTGGAGAGCGCTACGGATTCAAAAAGGACTCTAATAGCGCCGGCCTTCTAAAGGCTAAAGGCACTGATCTCACAACTGACACCTCCAAGAAAGTCGACAAGCTGCTTAAAGACCTGGAAGACCTCCAAGAGCAGAAAGAAGACCTTCTAAGCGCCGACATTTCACGTCAGCGTAGAGGCTGGATCAACCAAATTCGCAATTCTAATAGTCAATTCACATCTTTTGGTCGTACCTACTCTGGTGGCATACTCTATGTGAAACGTCAATTACGTGATCTGAAGGGAGAGCGCACCACCGATCAGCGTGGTGTCAGAGCTGTGCGAGATTATATGCGATCCCTAATACAGCAAAAGGAAGAAGCTCTCAAGTTTACAAAGTATGTAACCAAAAACTGGGAGCTCTTACAGAAAGCTGCAGATGACCACTTCTATACTAAGTGTCTTGTTAAATGCGAAGAAGCTGTCTATCAGACAGTCAGCTCATGCAATTACGTGAAACTTGCAATTAAATGCAGAGTTTTTCGCAACATATCTGGTCGCGCCAAAGAGTACGGCGAACAAGAAGCTCCCGATGGTTTCAAGCTAAGCGACAATGGCTACAAAGCTCGCATGGCGTTCTTTAAGGTTTACTATAAGCCTACTACTTCTGATAACTGGCAACTCGTACCTGTAATCTTCACGACACGTCGCGGCGCTGACCAAGACAGCTTCATAGGGCTTACATTCAAAACCGATAATCGTACAAAATGGGAATTTAAGGTCCGATCTGTCCCCGATATGGGTGCCGAGATTAAAGAAAACGCCAAAACAGCTTTTGCTCTTATTAAGAACTCAGGTTCGCGTGACCGCGTTATTCACGACTCAAACGAGTTCAAGTTTATCGGCAATCTTGTTCCTGTCAATCCCACACTGCTCCGCCCTGATCAAGAAGAGCGCGGCCCTGTTTACACCAACGAATGGGATCTCTTCTCCACCCGCTCCGACTCCCAACTCCAGGCCAGTTTCGACAGTGGGCCTGAGTTCACAATCTCGGCAATCACCGAGCAGCAACTGGAATCAACAGAAGGCAGATACAACAACATCAGCATGCTCGCACTCGGTGTCTACTCCGGCCTCGGGATGCAGGACCTGCGTTCCATCACCGGCTACGTCACCGAAGGCAAGGAGAGCTACCGCATCAACGAAGACAACGGCACCGTCTCCAAGAGCAACCGCAGCACGAGCTGGGCCCCCGACATCTTTGCCGACACCGTCCTCGACCCCGAGAACGGCATCGGCTCCACCGCACAACCTGAAGGCATCGACTGGGATCTCCTGGCCCTCTCCAAGCGCTTCTGCCGCTTCAACGGCCTGGGCACCCCGCTCAACATGGACGTCCTCATCTCCGACCTCGGTAACTGGCGCGAATTCTGGACCGAGGTCGCGCCTTACAGCCTCCTCGAGTTCGGCCGCATCAACGGGCGCGACACGCTCATCCCCGCCATCCCCGTCACCTCCGGCGGAGTCGCCACCCGGGACATCACTGTTTCCGCCGTCTTCAACCAGGGCAACATCCTTGAGGGTTCATACCGTGAAGAGTTCATCGATTACGGCACTGAAGTCCAAGATCTCATCGCCACAGTCATCTACCGCGAAACTGAGTTCAAAGACGTCTTCACGCGAAACGCCAGCGTCACGGTCTCCCTCAAAGGCGTCACCGAAGCCACCGCCATCCGCCAGACCTTCGACCTCAGCCCTTACGTCACGCGCCGGGCCCAGGCCGTCCTCTACGGCAAGCTCCTTGCCAACCAGCGCAGCCTGGTGCGCAAGGCCGTCGAGTTTCAGACCGTCCCCACCAACTCAGCTGTCGCCCCCGGGGCCTTCATCGTCGTCGACATCGGCCTGAACACCTGGGACAATCTCACCACCGGTGTCGTTCTCCCCGAGGGCGTCCTCAACGTCCCCCTGGGCACCCGCATCTCCCCCGGCAGCTACTCCATGCTGCTCTACAAGAGTGGCGCCCCCACTGTGCGACTCAGCAACATCAATATCGACGCAAACGGCAAAGCCGCTTTCACTTCTAACTACACAGGCCGCTTATTTGTTCTCGGCTCAACCCTCAACACCAAACGCATCTTCCGCGTCACCGAGGTCGAAATCAACGAAGAGGGCGAAATCACAGTCCGCGCCACCGAATACCCCTGTGACCAGGACGGCACTCGTCTCCTCAGCCGGATTGCCGACTTCCGAGACGGACGCTTCACAGTGATCTGAAGTTCGTAAACTTCGATCATGCAACGGAATGGCCATGGGCTACTACACCGGCCGCACCGGCCATTTGGACTTCAACGACGTTCCTGTAGCCAAGCTAAAAGACGTCTCACTTGATGTATCTGTTGAGCTTTTATCTACCAACTCAATCGATAGCGTAGTTAATACTTTTACGCCTGGAGTCAAAGGCGCAACTGGAAGTGGCACACTGATTTACTACAGACTTGAAACTGTAGAAGAGCAATCAACGAAAGCTCAGTTTACTGAGCTCATCAAACGCATAATCAAGAAAGGAGCAATTACAGACGCAGACCGCGTAAAGCTAACAATCAACGTTGGCGGCGGAGCTGCTGATGACTTGTCTTTCTACGCATTTATTACTCAAGCTCGAATCAGTGTCAGCACCGGAGAGCTTACTGTAGTGCCGTTTCAATTCACAATGGATGGCGATTTTCTTGACGTAGTTTCATGACCTACTTCGTCGGAAATAAAGGTGCGGTCAAGCTACGACGCGGAAGTTCAATTACATACGGTCAGTTTGATGCTGTATTAACACCTGCCGATGTTATTACTTCTCTCAATCGTTTTACCATTGACGAGGCTTCTGATGCTTTGCTTAATGGTGACCGCATAGAACTATCAACTACCGATCCTCGAAAGCTTGTCTTCATAAATCAAAATGCTTGGGCCCAACGCAGCGTGCAAGACACGCTCGTTGCATTTGTCAATGTGAATCTCATAGGTGGTATCCGTCTTTACCCAACTTTTGAAGACGCTATTAACAACAATAGACTCAAAGAAATAACGCTACAGTCTTTTGATGGAGATGATATTGAGCTATCTTTCTCGCTTAGAGACACCACATTCAACGTTCTCGGGGGAGTTCGCTCTTATACCTTTACAACAGACTACGAGGCTATTGACACCTCGTCCTTAAGCGACACATTCAAAAATCAGATTAGTGCTGGACTAATCAGTGGAAGTGGGACCATTGATTGTCTTTTTACAATCACATCACAAAACAGACAAGAGCCCTCTTTGTTAATGCTGCAACTAGCACAGAGACTTAAGCAAGGTTCTGAATTTAGTCTTTACCTCTATCTTACAGATCCTGAGCCCAACGGCAATGCTGTCTTCTATAGTCTCACAGCTTTAATTGTTAAAGCTGGTGTTTCTGTTCCTGCAGATAATCTCGTCAACTCTTCTATTGACTTTATTACCTCCGGCGATATTAAACTCAACTACGGCCAGCCAACGCGCTACATTCTCCAAGAGAATGAGGAACGCATCCAGCTGGAACAGACCCTTGGATTCTTACTTCAAGAGATCTCTGACTAAGCTGGTTTGATGCGTGCCATGAGCTGATCCTTGGCTGACGACGACAGGATTTCAGGCTTACCCCCAATCACGGCCAACGCTGTGGCCGGATTGGATCTGCTTGCGATTGTTGATGTATCCGCAAGCTTTACCAAAAAGATCACTGTCGCGAATCTTATAGCAGCCGGCTTAAATCTAGTAGCAAATAACTCGATAGATCTTGCAAAGCTAAATCAGGCCAGTACAACTAAGCTCACTGCTCTCGCTTTAGCACCTCAATCTGTCGAAGCCAGCAAGCTTGCTAACAACAGCTCGATCGCTGTTCAAGCTAACGAACCGACTGCCAATAACTTCATCGGCCGAGGCTTCTTTAACAGTCAAACTCAAAACCTCAAGCTCTTCAACGGCTCGACATTCCTCCAACTCGTCCTTCCCACTGAAGGGCTCGCCGATCTCAGCGTCACCACCCCCAAGCTCGCCCCGGGGGCTGTCACGACCGACAAGGTCACCCCTCTGGGCACCGCCGCCTACGCCGACGCCAGCGTCACCAGCCCCAAGCTCGCCCCCGAGAGCGTCACCGAATCCCGCCTCGCCCCGGGTGCTGTCACAGCCCCTAAGCTCGCCCCCGCTGCTGTCACCACCCCGGCCCTCGCGCCTGCTGCAGTCACCTACGACCGCATCCAGAACCTCCAACCTGACCGCCTGCTCGGCCGGGCCTCCGGTTCAGCCGGCCCCGTGCAAGAGCTCCCGCTTACCGCGCCCGGTCGAGCCCTGCTGGCCGCTCCGACAGTTCCCGAGCAGCGTGACGCCCTGGGCCTCGGCAATCTGGCCCTCGGGGTCGGCACCTGGGTCGACGGCTCTTCGTTCTCGGGGAGCAGCAGCGGCGTCAACACCGGCGACCAGACCATCACCCTCACCGGCGCGGTCACCGGCAGCGGCCGGGGCACCTTCCCGACAACGCTCTCCCCCGGAGTTGTCCAAACAAGCAACATCGCACCGGGCGCCGTCACCGGGCCCCTCCTCGCCCTCGGTGCTGTCACTGCAGATCGTCTGGCCGGCAACTCAGCCACCATCATCAACAGCAGCGCCCCCAGCGGCTCCGGCAGCTTCATCGGCCAACGCTGGTTCAACCCGCTCACCGGCGAAGACTCAGCCTGGACCGGCTCGACCTGGGTGCGCATCGCCGGTCTCACGACCCTGCAGTCAGCTGCCGGCGGACTCCTCAACCTCGCGATCACCTACCCCGAGCCCAACGTCGCGGAGCTCGCGCTCTCCTTCACAAACCAGCCCGCAGCCACGGTTCTCGCGGGCCCAGCCAGCGGCGCAGACGCCGCTCCGACCTTCCGCGCCCTGCTCAGCACAGACCTGCCGCTGGCCACCTCCGGCACGGCCGGCATCAGCCGCCCCGGCACGGGCCTCATCGTCACCGAGGACGGGATCCTCAACCACAGCAACGTGCTGACGGCCGGCACCATCTCCGGCATCACAGTCGATGCGCAGGGTCACATCACTGGCGCAGTCCCTCTCCAGGCGGCTGACATCCCCGAGCTCGATGCCAGCAAGCTCACATCCGGCTTGCTCAACGTCAATCGCATCCCTGACTCATCAATTACTGCCCAGAAGCTCGCTGATTACGCTACTGCCAAGATCGGCGAAGGTATTCCAGTAGCTGACTTTATTGGTCAGATACTCATGAACCCTCTGACCAAAGCGTTTTCGCTTTGGGACGGCAACATCTGGGTTCCTCTTTCAGTTAATGCCGGTCAAGTCGTATTTGCAGGCACTTACAACGCCAATCTCAATCAGATGGCGTCTGTCACTGCTGATGGAGCAGCCATTGGCCTGACCGTAGGACTTGGTCTTCCCGCAGCCAGTGCTCTCAATAATGGTTACTACGTTGTTGTATCCACTGCCGGCACTGGTGTAAGCCCCGCGCCCGCAACTGCGCTGGCTCCACCCGACAACATCATCTCTAACGGCACGACCTGGGTTGAACTCGATGTCAGCTCTACTTTCATTGCTCAAACTGCAGCGAACATCAGCTTCGCTTCAACAACCGACATCAGCGCTACCAATGTTCAAGCCGCTATTGTCGAAGTCAGCAACGAAACTCGCAACGCCAGCAATCTCACCAGCGGTCTACTTGCCGTAGCGAGAGGCGGAACTGGCCTGGGCACCTACACCAAGGGCAACCTCCTGGTCGGCAACGCCTCCAACGGACTCACCGCCCTCGGGGTAGGCACCAACGGCCAGGTGCTTTCTGCCGACTCGACCACGGCCACAGGCATCAAGTGGCTCACACTTCCGACCTGGGTGTCCAGCGTCAGCAGCACCACGGCTGCCCTGACCGTTGCCAATCCCACGACCACCCCAGCGCTCACCCTGCGCTCAGCCAGCACCACGGTCAACGGCATCGTCCAGCTGACCAACTCGGTGAGCACCAGCAGCAGCACCCTGGCCGCGACTGCCACAGCGGTGAAAACGGCCTATGACCTGGCCGCCGCTGCCCTGCCAGCCAACGCCAACGCCGTCTCAGCGACCAAGCTGCAGACCGCCCGCAACATCAATGGCATCCCCTTCGATGGCACCGCTGCCATCACCGTCACGGCCAAGCCCGACAACCAGGAACCCAGGATCTTCTACGTCCGCTCCGACGGCAGCAACTCCCGGGACGGCCGGAACGCCCACAACGCCTTCCAGCACGTCGAGCATGCCCTGGACCAGATCCGGGCGCTCCCCGAGCCCGGTCCCTGGACAGTCAAGATCCTCGACGACTTCACCACAGCCGGCGAGCTCGAAGTTCCCGACTTCACCACGATCTGGGGCGCCAACCTTCAGCGCCGCACGGTGTGCCGTCCCACCACCGGCAACCAGCAACGCAACGTCTTCCTCTGCGGCAACGGTGTCCACCTGTACGGCCTGAAGTTCGCCAACTGGCAGATCGATGACTTCGACAACCCCACCAAGGGTTTCGCCATGGCCTTCCGGCCCGGGGCGATCATCCTCCCCGGCGGCGTTCCCTACGGGCAGAACTGCGTGGTCACGTCGGCCCTGACCGAGGTGCCGACACCGCTGCCGATGGACCCCGAGAACGGCAACCCGGCCCACCCCAGGGGCGGCGGCTGCGTGCTGGCCGATGCCTCAGTGCTGTCGGCCTACTCGGTGTTCCCGAACATCATGACCTGGGGCTTCACCCCGAGCAGCCACAACGGCCTGGGCTATGTCGCCCGCAACCGGGGCTTCATCAACCCGGTCAACGCGATCGGCGTGGGCGCCCACCGTCATTTCATGGCCCTCGATGGCGGCCAGATGGTGGTCAGTGGCTCCAGCTCCCAGTTCGGCGATTACTCGTTCTGGAGCGAAGGCAGCATCCAGCGGGTCATACCGCTCAAGGTCCCCCCGAGCGCGATTGCCACCCAGACCGGTGCTGCAGCGATCATCACAGCCGCCAAGGCTTCACTGATCAACGACGTCTGGACCTTCCTCGTCGCCAATCACAGCGCCGGCAGCTGGCCCTCCGGCTTCGAGACACTCACCCGCAAGGACTCCGGCCTGTTCCTCGATGCCATCAGCGCCTGCCTGGTGCATGGCTTCGAGCGGCCGATGTTGAACTTCGCCGAGGGGATGTTCAATTTCGACGGCACTTGCGTCTACACCTACGCCTATCACACAGCCTTCAAGGCCAGCTGGGATCGCCTGGCTTCGCAGTTGATTGCCGGCGGCCAACTCACGGCCGGCGCGGTCACCTTCGTCAACGCCCTGGTGGCACGGCTCAAGGCGACCCTCGACAACTACTGGTACGAGGTCAGCCAAGGCCCTGCCCCGACCCCGGTGGAGCCCGTGCGGCGCAAGCTGCGCAGCGAGATCACCGCGATCAACCATCAGTGGACCGCGCCGTTTGCCGGCGTGGAGTTCTACCGGGTGCCGCCTGCTCGGGCTGCCCGCCGCATCGCCCGCAGCATCATCCGCAAGAACGGAGGCCGGGTGCGCTTCTCCGGCCAGGACGACGCCGGCAATGCGGTGTTCGTCGGCGGCCTCACCATCGACGCCCGCTCTGGCCAGCTCGGCGGCCCACCGTTCGACACGGCTCTCAGGGGCCGGGTTACCCGCGCTGTCATCTCCAGGAGCTACTGATCCATGCCCCGCATCAACACCGACCAGCCGAGCAGCGGCAAGCCGTTGCTGCTCTACATCCCATCCAGCAGCAACAGCGGCTTCGTCAACACCACCTGGACGACGATCGCCGAAGCGCCTGATTTCTCGATCCCGTCCTCGGGGGATGACGGCATTGTCCTCGACCCCGCCGACACTGGCCGTGAGCTGCGCCCCGGCGAGGTGTCCTTCGAGACGCCGCTGCAGTGCATCAACACCACGGCCACCAGCCGCTGGGTGGAGCTGCAGATGCTGCTGCAGGGCAACAGTGGCCAGGCCATCCCTTTGAGCCCGCGAGTGGTGGTCCCAGCCGGCGAATCGGCCTATCTGGCGATCCAGGGCCTGCGGCTGCTCAAGACCGATCTGACCAACACCCAGCCCGGCGGGCGGCTGCAGATCCAGGCCGAGGTGAACAACGCCATCAAGGTGATCGGCTCGGCGGTCGAGCTGGAAGCCCAGGCCCACGCACCTGATACGGAGGCATGACGATGGACAAACTGAAGACCGGCTCCGGCAAGCGCCTGCGCACTGAAGCGCTCACCGAGGTCGCGGTGCCGGTGCCCTATGACGCGGCGGCCATGCCGGGCGCGTCGGTGCTGGGGACGGATGGGCAGATTTACACCAGCATCAAGATCGGCGGAGTCTATGAATGGAACCGCAGCCCGCGATCCCTGGAAACTGGTGAGCTATTACTAGGCGACATAAATAGCCTGCGACAAAACATAATTGTTGATGCTATATCAGGTGGGATGTTCTTTGTTCCAGCAGTACAGCTCGAAGGAACGGGGCAGACTAGCCCTTCTTTTTCTGTAATCGATAGCTCTTCTACGCCCAGCGCGAGCACGGTTCCTCGCTACATCCTTGGCAGGAGTCGTGGAGGAGCCGGCGTCTTGCAAGACGATGACAGCACTGGGATCTTACTTTTCATGGGTGGTGATGGTATCAATATAATAACCGGGGCAGCTATAGATTCCAGGGTTGACGGAACACCCTCAGTAGATAATATGCCAATGTTGCTAAACCTGAGGACTCGTCCAGACGGCGGCAGCAGTCTCATAACCAGGCTGCGGATTACATCCAGCGGCAACTTCCAAATCAACAACGGCACCGGCACGGAGCGGCTCTCCGTTGAAGGCAACATCCAACTCACCAACACCGCTAACAGCTACAGGGTCGGCACCAACAACGTCGTCGGGTCCCGCAAGACCGGCTGGGCCGCACCCACCGGCACCGCAACCCGCACTGCGTTCGCCACCTCCACCGTCACCGTTGCCCAGCTCGCCGAGCGCGTCAAAGCGCTCATTGACGACCTCACCTCCCACGGCCTCATCGGGGCCTGACACCACCACTCGCCATGAAGGACCAACTGATCACCATCGTGAACTCCTACGCCGCAGCACGGGCCAGCGGTGACACCGTGCTGCAGCAGTTCGCCGCTCAGCAACTCGGCGCCTTCCTGGAAAGCGTCGAGATCGTCCCCAAGGGCGACGCCAACCCCACCCCCGAGGAGAACCCCGCCAATGACTGAACCCACCGTCACCTACACCTGGCGCATCGAGCGCCTCGATGTCGCACTCACCGGAGGCACCCTCACCAACGTCGTCCGCAAGATCCACTGGCGCCTGTTCGGAGCCGACGGCACCAACACCCTCGACCTCTACGGCGACGTGCCCCTGGGTGGTGCCGACCCCGAGGACTTCATCCTGTTCGAGAACCTCACAGAAGCCACGGTGACCACCTGGCTGGAGGCCGCCGTCGACGCCCGTGCCGGCGAGGAGGAGCCCACCGTGGCCCAGATGCGCACCGACCTGGCCGGGATGCTCGCCGCCAAGCGGACGCCCTCGGTGGTGCCCATGCCCGTGCCCTGGTAGCACAACATCTAGGCCGCGCCTCGGCAAACTGAAAATAGCCAGCCCCTCAGCGTGACTTCGCCACCTGATCGCCGCAGATTCTCCAGGATCCAGGTCTTGGAAGCCACCGCCGCCAGCCTGATGGCTGCGGCGATCCTGGCCACCGCTGGCGGCATGGGCTGGCTGGTCGTCAGCCTGCCAAATCGGCTGCAACAGCTGGAGACGCAGATCACCCAGATCCTGCGGAATCAGGACCAATTCGGGATCCGGTTCGAGAAGCTGGAGAAGGAAGTCCAGGATCTCGACCGACGCACCATTCGCCTGGAGCTGAACCGATGAGACAACCCACCTGGGCCGCCCCTGCTTTCGGCGGCGCCGTGGTCGCCGGCATCGCCGCCGCACTCATCTCGGGCTACAAGATCGCCGACTGCCTCCGGTTCCAGTCCAAACCCGGCGAGTGCAGCGAGGTGCTCGAAACCAACGCCCTCCCCCTTGTCGCCGGGATCGCCGCCATCGCCGGCCCGGTAGCCGGCTTCATGACGCTGAACCCCGACCTGGAATCGCCCTTCACCGCGATGCGCAGACGCTGGGACGAAGCGCAGGATGCACCTCCCCCCGAGGCCGACCCTCCTCCAGCGCCTGATTCCCCCGAGCCCGACGCAGACACCGCCCGCGATGAAATGATCTGGGCGTTGCGGGCTGAAGGCCACACCCAGCAAGCCATCGCTGCACAGCTCGGCATCAGCCGCTCCACCGTGGGCAGAGTCCTTCGGTCATGACCAACCACGACGCGATCCTGATCCTGGACGTTGTGCTGGCCTCACTGCTCACCCCGCTCGTCAAGCTGATCACCCTGAAGGCATTCCTCGAGCCCGCCGCCTTCTGGGCCGGCCGCCGGGGATGGCGCGTGCTCGACAAGGTGCTAGATGATCGCCTCCCCGATTTGAAGTGACCTGAGCTTCGACAGCATTCCGTCACTTCAAGCTGTTTCTCCAAGCACGAGAAATACACGCATCTCAACGTAGCTACACTGACTTGCATCACACCCTTCACATGAAAGAGCAGCTTCTCCAGGCTATTGAAGCCTACGGCGTTGCAGTCAAATCCGGCAATGTTCTTCTTCTCCAACTCTCAGTCAACAACATCAACGACTTTCTCTCTAAGGTCAGTATCGAAGAGAGCATCGAAGAGGCCCCAGTCGAAGAAGCTGCCACACCCCCCGAGAGCGGCCCTGCCTCCTGATCCCCGCCTCTCACCTCGCTAGTTTGTCTACAGCGCTCTCACCCCCGAGCGCTGTAGTCCCCGTTCTCGGGGGGTCAAGCGAATGATCTACCCCGCAACACTGAACATACCGATTCTCCAGAACGCAACTTGGAGATCGATTTTTCGCATTAACCACAACCTCAATCGCGTAACGCTTAACGCTGTTGAAGTTGGTGGCGGCTCCCCTGTCTTTTACAAGAAGTGTCATAAGCTCACGGCCGGTACAAAAGTCGTCTTCTTGCCTGAAGTGCAAGAGGTCGCGAATTACGTATCTGCCCCAGCAGTGGCAGCCGCCACAATCCCTTGCGGACTGGAACTAAACACGATCTACTTTGTCTCTTCTAGCAGCTTAACCTCCGACACATTCACAGTCTCCAGCACGCTGAACGGCTCGCCCATTCAAGTCAGCGAGACATCTGCTCTCCCCATCTACGTTGCACAACCGGCTGACTTAACCGGCTACGCAATCGACAGTGACATCTTCAGCCTTCTCGAAGACACCCAAGTCGCTTCATTCACTGCATCCATTACCAACGTCCTCGACGGCCTCGTCGAGCTCCTCCTCCCAGCCAGCACCTCCCTCGAGCGCGGTACTTACGGCTACGACTCCAGCCTCACCAGCCCCGGGGGAGATCGTTACTACTGGCTCAAAGGCACGATCACTCTTGATCGCACTTATTCGAGGACCTGATCATGAGCCTTGATACGCCAGGTCAAACCACTGCGGCTCTGATCGCTGGTTCTCAAACCACTGCGGCTCTGATCGCTGGTTCTCAAACCACCATCGCCGTGCTGAACACCGCTCCGGCAGCGATAGCGATTGTCATTCCCGGCATCCAAGGCACGGGCGGCGACGGAGGTGGAGACGGAGGTGGAGACGGCATCAGCGAGTGGTCTGCGGAAACCATCTCTCAGGCTGAAGCAGAAGCCGGCACCGCGACGACCCGCCGCGCCTTCACCGCACAGCGCGTCTTCCAAGCTATTGCCGCCTGGTGGGCCGCCAGCGCCGCCGCCACCAAGCTCGCCACCATTGCCACCGGGGCCACGGCCAACGCAACCGACGCCCAGCTGCGCGACAGGGCCACCCACACCGGCACCCAAGCCGTCAGCACCATCACCGGCCCCGGGGGAGCCGCCCTGGCCCCCGCCGACATCGGCGCCGAGGTCGCTGGCGCAGCTGCCAGTGCCTTGAGCGCCCACGTGGCCGCCGCCGATCCGCACCCGGGGTACCTCACTCCCACCGAGGGCGATGCCGCCTACGTGGGCCTGAGCGACGCCCGGCTGACCAACGCTCGTGAGTGGACCGCTGACACCATCAGCCAGGCGGAGGCGGAAACCGGCACCGCCACCACGAGGCGTGCCTTCACCGCACAGCGTGTCTTCCAGGCTGTTGCCGCCTGGTGGGCAGCCAGCACGGCAAAGACGAAGCTCGACGGCATCGAGGCCGGCGCCCAGGCAAATGTGGGCACAGATCTGAGCTACACCGCCTCCAGCAGGCTGCTTGCCAGCAGCACAGGGGCGGATGTGACGCTGCCTGAGGCCACTACCACTCTGGCGGGCCTGCAAAGCGCAGCGGATAAGACACGAATCGATCAGCTGGGCGCCGACGATTCCCCCTCCTTCACCGGCCTGACGATCACCGGCACAGCGCCGGTCGTCATCCCACACATCCATGGCAGCATTGCCGGTGATTTTTACGTCCACGTCCGCAACACCAGCGGCGCCCCCTTGGCGGCTGGCACAGCGGTTTACGCCACGGGCTCAGTCGGCGACACCGACCGCATCACCGTATCCGCCTGCGACCCGAGCAACGCGGCGACCATGCCGGCAATCGGGATCCTGCAGACCACGCTCGCCCAAAACGGCGATGGTGACGCCGTCGTTCTGGGCGAGCTGCGACCGTTCAATACCAGCGGCTATCAAATCAGGGACCGGCTCTATGTCGGCGCTGGCGGCGCCATGGTGGCCACCCCCCCGGCCAGCGGATTGGTGCAGGCCGTGGGCAGCGTGGCACGGGTGAACAGCAACACCGGCACCATCCTGGTGAACACTGGCGCGGCGATGGCTCGGGTGGGATTCACGGGGGCCTATGCGGACCTGAGCGGGTTGCCGTCGATCCCCGCCCCCGCCGACGCAGCTCCCGCCGCCCTGGCGGCCACTGCAGCCATCGGCAGCAGCGCGGACTACGCCAGGGAGGATCACGCCCACCAGCGCGATTCCGATGTAATCGTGATCCCGGTGGGCGATGAGACCACGGCGCTCACCACCGGCACCAGCCGGGTGAGATTCAGGATGCCGTTTTCCGCCACCCTGCTGGCGGTGCGAGCTGCGGTGAACACAGCGCCGACAGGCTCGACGCTGATCGTGGACGTGAACGAGGCAGGCAGCAGCGTGCTGGGCACGAAACTCAGCATCGACGCCACCGAGTTCAGCAGCACCACCGCAGCGAGCGCCGCAACGATCACCGACTCCAGTCTGGCGGACGACGCCGAGATCAGCATCGACATCGACCAGATCGGTAGCACCGTGGCAGGTGCGGGCTTGAAGGTCTCGCTGTTCGTGCGGAGGGCATGATGCGAAACCTCGTCCTGTTCGACACCCAGACCGCTCAGGTTCGGGATTACCCCAGAGCGGATGATCAGCCGGTCGAGCAGCTCGACCCCCGCTACGCAGTGCTCCGCGTAGTGCGCGAGCCCGCCCCTGAGATCCTCCCTGACCAGCAGGCCAACCAGACCCGCACGGTGGACCTGGAGGCTGGCGAATGGCGCTGGGGCTGGAGCGTGGTGGACATTTCGGAGCCGGCGCCAATTGCTGACTGGAGGACGTTCAAACGCACTCTGCTTGGCCATCCGGCGATCAATGCCCTGCTGGGCGGCGGGGTGAGCACGGCTCCCGCTGCAGCGCTCAGCCTGCCTGCCACCCTGCTGGCCGCTGCCGGTGGCGGTGACGTGGACGATTTTCGGGCAGCTTGGCTGGGCCTACGCCGGCTGGGGCTGGTGTCCGCCGAGCTGCTGCAGGAG